ACCTCAGGTAGTTCAGGTAGTTCTGGTACCAATGGAACCTCAGGTAGTTCTGGTACCAATGGAACCTCAGGTAGTTCGGGTAGTTCTGGCACCAATGGAACCTCAGGTAGTTCTGGAAGTTCTGGTACCAATGGTACATCAGGTTCCTCCGGAACTAATGGAACCTCAGGTAGTTCTGGGACTAATGGAACCTCAGGTACTAATGGAACCTCCGGTTCATCAGGAACTAATGGAACCTCAGGTACTAATGGAACCTCAGGTACTAATGGAACCTCAGGTACTAATGGAACCTCAGGTACTAATGGAACCTCCGGTACTAATGGAACCTCCGGTTCATCAGGAACTAATGGAACCTCAGGAAGTTCAGGAACTAATGGAACCTCAGGTACTAATGGAACCTCCGGTTCATCAGGAACTAATGGAACCTCAGGTAGTTCAGGTACCAATGGAACCTCTGGTAGTTCAGGAACCAACGGAACCTCTGGCACTAATGGAACTTCCGGTTCCTCAGGTACTTCTGGTATAGCAACAATTACTAATAATGTTGATAACTATGTTTTAACAGCAACTGCAACCGGAAGTACAATTAATGGTGAAGCAAATTTACAATTTAATGGTAGTACACTAAATGTAATATCTGTAACTAGTGGTACAACAGTTCTTAATGTAACTGGTACACAAGGACAATTATTCTCTGTTACCGATAATTTAAGTGGTGATATATTTACTGTGTCTGATATTTCTGGTATACCTATATTAAATGTTAATAGTAATGCTACGGTTGAAATAGATGGTACAACTGTTGCTGGTGGTAATATTTTACCATCTACAGGTAATACATATGATTTAGGTTCAACATCTTATAGATGGAACGTTGTATATACCGCTGACTTATCATTAAAGAATGAATATGGTGATTATACATTAGTTGAAGGTGAAGATGATATATTCTTATATAATAATAGATCCGGAAAAGTATATAAGTTTCTAATTCAAGAAGTTGATCCAAGTGCCGCGCCACCTAAAAAATGACTTGAACATTAAATCATGCCCTTAAATTTACAAGGTAATACAATTTCAACTGGTGATATTACTAGTGTTGGTGTTTTTAAAACAAGAGTTAATAGGGATGGATTAATTGTCTATTTAGATTCAAATAATATGAATTCTTATCCTGGTAGTGGTACTACTTGGTATGATTTAAGTGGAAATGGAAATCATGGTACTATGACAAGAATGAATTCACCATCTGCAGGTAATACTTCAGGTTTTGATACTACAACAGGTTATATGATGTTTGATAGACATTTGGGCGCTAGTGACGGTACTGCAAATAATGTTGTTGTTATTCCCAATTCATCTTCAATAGACGAGTGTTCTTGTGAAAATGGCATGACTATTGAATTTTGGATTAACGAAACATCAAGTGTTTGTACTGCACTAACAAAATGGGATGGAACATGGGAAATTTATTATTGTGCAACATTAGTGTTTAGAACACAAGGTACTGGTGGTAGTGATGGTAGTAGTAGTTTTAGTTCATCACCTGGAAATTGGAGACAAATTGTTGCAACACATGATGGTACTCTTCGAAAAATATTTGTAAATGGTGTCGAAGGATTAAATGATATAAATGTAGTTACAAGTCAAGACTATTCAAATAATATAGGTGTTGGAGCATACGAAGGTGGAGCATATTCTTGCATCGCTGCAATGCCAATTTATAGATTATATAATAGAGCATTAAGTCCATTTGAGATAGCTGAAAATTTTCAAGCAGAAAGAGGAAGATTTAGTTTATGAGTATAAATGTAAATAGTAATGTCATATCTAATACTAATTTTAATACATCTGGTGAAATAGTTAATACTCCTGTATTTGTTACTGATGGATTGGTTTTATGGTTAGATGCTGGAAATAACGCATCTTATATGAATTCATCAAGTTATTATGATTGTGGTTATGGATGCCAATATTATGGATCAGATCCCGGATGTACTAACTGTAGTACCCAGATAAAAGATATGTCTGGTTACGGTAATGATGGTACATTGAGTGGAGCAACAATAGTATATGATAATTATGGTGGAACAATGAGTTTTAATGGAACAACTAATTTTGTTCAGGTTTCAGATTCCTCATCGTTAACAAACACATCTACACTAAGTATTAATATTTGGTTTAAATTATCTGCATTTGATGGCGCTCTTATAGGAAAGGGAACTAGTGATACAGATGAGGAATATACTATACAAGTTGGAGCAACATATATTTATTTTGATGTAGGAATAGGCAGTGGACCCTATACTCAACCAGCAGCATCTCTTTCAACAGATACGTGGTATAATGTTTCCGCAACACATTCAAGGGTGGCAGGTTCATCAACGTTAATTGTTTATCTTAATGGCGTAGCATTGGCTGGCTCAACAGTTAATCCTACAAATACTCCAAATGATAACTCATATCCTGTTAGTATTGGTCGTAGATGGTATAATTCTCAGTCAACACCATCTAATGGAAAAATTGCAATAGTACAAATATATAATAGAACACTATCATCAACTGAAGTTTTACAAAATTTTAATGCTGGTCGTCAAAGATTTGGTATATAATTTAAGAACTTATTATTTTTTTTAGTATATAAAATTAAAGATTTTAATAAAAGATATAATCAATATGTTATTGATTTAGGTACCATAGAAGTCGAAAAAATGAGACTAGACTATCAAAAAAATCAGATAATTAATGAAATGAATAAATTAATTGACGATAGAATGAAATATTATGATACCTTAAGAGAAACCTTAGGTGAGGGCGAGATAAATATTGACAGTGGAATCTTTTCTAAAAAGAATATGGATTCTTAAAAATTCCCTTATTCATTTGTTTAACTCTAAATTTTAATATATATAATTAAAATCTAGATTCATCATGCCCTTAAATTTACAAGGAAATACAATCTCAACAAGTGATATTACTAGTGTTGGTGTATTTAAAACAAAAGTTAATAGACAAAACTTATTACTTTATTTAGATGCCGGTAATATGAATTCATACCCAGGTACTGGAACAACTTGGTATGATTTGAGTGGTAATGGATACGTTGCAACTATGCAAAATTTAACCGCATCTAATTGGGTATCAGTTAGTGATGTTTATGCATTCGAAACAAATGATACTAATGATCAAGGTTTTAGAGTTTCGTCATTTCCGTTTCCTCTAAGTGGACGAACTTATGAGTTATGGTATAATGGAAAAACATATTCAATTGGATGGCAGACTTGGTTTGATGATAATGGTACTGAAAAAGTTTTATTCGGTGCAGATACAAATAAACCTAGAGTCTATCCTGATGTATCTCCGACTGATACACTATCTATTAATACTTGGTATCATTTGGCTTATACTATGGAATCTTCTGCATTTGGGCAAGTAACTGTAATGTATAAGAATGGTATTGCTTTTTTCTCAGGTGTTTATGCACAAGGCTTAGCAGGAGGTACAGGAACCTTGTATCTTTTAGGTGATTCAGGTACAGAAATATCATCAGGATATTGTTCAATAATACGAGTATATGACAGGGTTCTTAGTTCTTATGAAATAGCTGAGAATTTTCAAGCGCAAAGAGGTAGATTCGGTATATGACCATAAATGTAAATAGCAATGTAATATCTAGTACTGGATTTAATACATCTGGTGATATAGTTAATACACCTTTTGTAGTTACTGATGGTTTAATTTTGTGGTTGGATGCTGGAAATACAGCATCTTATACTTTTACTAATTATTATTATGATTGTGGTTATGGTTGTCAATATTATGCATCAGATCCTGGATGTACTAATTGTAATACACAAATAAAAGATATGTCTGGTTATGGTAATGATGGTACATTAAGTGGTGTAACAGTTACATATTCAGATGTTGGTGGAACATTGTATTTTAGTGGCTCACCAAATTATGCTTATATCTCAAGTTTAGCGAATTATAATTTTGGGTCTGATATTTCTGTTTGTATTTGGCATAAGAACTTAGGAGGAGATTATAGAGGTGTTATTGCAAATGTATATTCTAGTGGTACCGGATTTGATATGAGATATGGTAGAGAAGATTATTTTGGTGGTGCAAATAATGGTACTAGGTTAGGATGTGGTATCAGAACATCAGTTTCAAATTATAGTTTAGATATAAATGCTGAATTAAATGTTTGGGGGTTTTATGTTATGACATATAACGGTTCTACATTAACGGTATATAAAAATGGTAGTTATTTTAATTCGGTTAATGCTAGTGGAACATTAGGTTCAGTAGCAAATAATGTTTCCATAGGTAGAAATGCAGGTGGTACCGAATATCTAACAGGTGATATTCCAATTGCTATAATTTATAATAAAGCATTAAGTTCAACTGAAGTTTTACAAAATTTTAATGCAGGTCGACAAAGATTTGCCATTTAATTTCCTTTTAATTTCTTTCTACTCTTAAATTTTAATATATAATTAAAATTCTTACTTGTTTAATATATGTCCATAAATGTAAATAACAATGTAATATCTAGTACTGGATTTAATACATCTGGTGATATAATTAATACACCAGTATGCGTCACAGATAATTTAATATTATGGTTGGATGCTGGTAATAATGCATCATATATGAACACTTCAACTTATTATGATTGTGGTTATGGCTGTCAATATTACTCATCAGATCCAGGATGTACTAATTGTAATACTAAATGGATGGATATGAGTGGATATGGTAACGATGGTGTTTTTTATAGTGGAGCAACTGTAGCATATACAAATTCAGGAGGAGAAGTAATTTTTGATGGTTCAAATGATGTTGTTAAATTATCAACATCATTATTAACAGGAACCGGTGATTTCACTTTTTGTGCATGGATTAAAAGATCAGCAACAGGAACGGTAGATTATATTATGGGTAACTATGGGCTATTAAATCCTGGAGGAATTGAATTTTATATTGCCTCGGATAAACTTTATACATTTATTAGTGGTAGTGTAGTCTCAACTGGAACAATTGATACAAGTTGGCATCATGTTGCAACAACAAGAACTAGTGGTGCTATTCAAATGTATATAGATTCTGCTACAGATGGAAATGGAACTTTAGCATCAAGTATTACCGGCACAAATGTTTTTACTGTTGGTAGTGGTGCTGATTATTCATCAGAAGCATTTGTTGGATCAATTGCAGCTGTGCAAGCATATAATAGAGCATTATCCGCTACTGAAATTCTACAAAATTTTAATGCAGGAAGACAAAGATTTGGTATTTAGTTTTTTTAAATATTTATATATATCGTAGATAAAAATAATTTCATCATATGGGATTTAATTTAAATGGAAATACACTATTAACAACTACAATAACCTACGAAGGTGCATCATATAAAAATCAAAAAGTTGTTGCTTCTGGTGGTGATGTGATTACTTATAATGGTGAGTGGAAAATACATAGATTTAATACTAGTGGTACATTTGTACTTACTTCATTTGTTGGTTCTACCCTTGCAATAGATTATTTAATGGTCGCAGGTGGTGGAGGTGGTGGTATGGATATGGGTGGAGGCGGAGGTGGTGGTGGAGTCTTAACAGGCTCAACAACATTAACTGCTACTTCTTACTCAATCACAGTTGGTGGTGGTGGTGCTGGTGCGCCAGCCGCTGGTGTTGATGGTCAACCTAGTGGACATCAATATACGGTTAGAGCAGTTGTAGGCAGCAACACAACATTTAATGGATTAACGGCTTATGGTGGTGGGTATGGTGCAAGTTCTTACTATGCTTATACACCAGATTATGGTACACCTGGTAATGGTGGTTGTGGCGGTGGTCCTAGTGGTTATAGTGATGGTGGAACAAGAACTGGAGGAGGTGCAACGGCAGGACAAGGATATGCTGGTGGTAATGCTGGTGGACAATATTATTCTGGTGGAGGTGGTGGTGCTGGTGGCGCTGGTACTAGTTCAACTGCAAGAGCCGATGGTGGACCAGGTAAATATTCTGATATTTTAGGTAGACCCTTCTATTGGGGTGGTGGTGGTGCAGGTGCAGGTTATACTATATACGGTGGCGCAGGTGGAAAAGGTGGCGGAGGTGGTGCATCACCAGACGATTATTCTAATAATTATGCAAAAGGTGGTAGAGAATCTGTTATGTGGGGGTTACCTGGTTCAAATGGTTGTACAAGTTGTCAAGCAAATGTTCCAGGTGGAAATGGTGGTACTAATACTGGAGGTGGAGGTGGAGGTGGTTCACATTATAACTCTAATAATAAAGGAGGTAATGGTGGAAGCGGTATTGTAGTGATAAGGTACAAATATAAATAATATAATGGGAATTTTTAGAGGATCAAATTTAGTTAGAGACGGATTGGTGTTTTATTTAGATTCAATGAATATTAAATCATATGCAGGAACTGGAACAAATTGGTATGATTTAATTTCCAATACTAATTTTAATTCATCATATTATACATATCCCACATTTACTACAAATTATTTTACATTTGTAAATAATGGTTCAACCATAAATAGTATTTATGCTACACCAACGGCTACATCTACTAGTGTTTATTATACCAGAATCGGATGGTTTTATATAACTAGTTATAGTAGTGGTGCATGGTCACCAGTTTTTCAAAATGTTATTGGAAATAATTCTGATCTTGGACTTACTATTGATGCTTCTGGAAAATTACATTTTAGACAATATACTAAAACTGCAAATGATGGTACCACTGATGGTGATTACGGTGTTTCTGGAAACAATACTGTATCTTTGAATGCTTGGCATATGGGTGCTATTGTTGTTGATAGAATATCAAAAACTGTTACTTTTTATTTAGATGGAACATTAGATTCAACAAAATCTCTTGTTACTATTGGAAATGCTAGTTCAAATACAGTTGTTATTGGTGGTGCTGCTACAGATTCATATAGTGGTGATAGAATGTTTAAAGGTCGTATTTCTTCTATTTCTCATTATGATCGTATTTTATCATCAAGTGAAATATTACAGAATTATACAGCATTTAAATCTAGATATGGATTATCTTAAAAATAGTAAGTAGAATGGGATTCTTTAGAGGACCAAATATCGTAAAAAATGGATTGACATTATGTTTAGATGCTGCAAATCCAAGATCGTATCCTGGAACAGGTACAGTTTGGACGGACTTAGCTCAGTCTTTAACATTCAATGCTATAGGTTCTTTATTACCATTAGAATCTAAAAATGGTGCATTGTCTTTTGCATTTGATGGTACCGGATATTGGAGATGTGCAACTAATTATTCATTAGTTGATTTAGGAGGTGATTGTACTATAATATTATGGTTATATGATGAAAATGTTACTACTAGAAAAACCGTATTTGAAAAAGCCGGTACCTCTTATTCTTCATATGAACAAGAAATTGCAATGACTTGGGAAGAAGATGAAACAATATCTTGGTATAGCCGTAAAGCACCAGCTTATGATTATTCTGCTACACCTGCTCTATCAGCAAATGTTTGGACTATGGCTTCGGTTAAAATGTCAACAGGTAAATCTACAACTGCTAGAACTGGTTTTTACAGTATGAATGGTGCAGCTTGGACATCTTCTTACACATCTAGAAGTGATACAGCGTTAATAGCTTCTGGTGAAATAAGAGTGGGAACAGGATATTCAGGTACATGCGAGAATGGTAATGTATCAATTGTAATGTGTTATAATAGAATGCTTAATGATGTTGAAATTTTACAAAATTATAATGCATATAAAACTAGATTTGGATTATGAGTTCAGTACAAGGACCAAATATTATAAAAGATGGATTAATTTTATTATTGGATGCTGGAAATGTTAAGAGTTTTATCGGAGAGCCAACATCTAATATAATTCCAGATCCAACAAATAATGGAAGATTTACAACTTCAAATACTTGGGCTACCTATAATACAAATCAATATAATAGTGGTCAATTCTTTTCTATAGGAACTGTTAGTAGTGTTTCCAGTAATATTGTAACTATGACATCTTCACATCCATTAAGAACTTTTGATGTAGTAAGACCAGAAACAACAGGAGGTGGATTAACAGCAAATACTGATTATGTAGTTAAGAAAATAAGTAGTACTCAATTTTCATTATACCAATATGATGGATCACAAGATGGATCTAGAGGTTATATTAATTCATCAACAGGTTTTTTTAAAGTACACGATGCTTATGCAACTGATACCAAAATATCTATCAATTCAACAAGTTTTCCAACAATGTGGTGGGGTGCACCTCATTTACCAAATTCTGGTCTTATTAAAGAAATTGTACCAAATGGTGGTTATGTTTCTGGAACAAATTGTATGAGATTGCATGTATATCGTGGTGATGGTGTTGTAGATGGTATGGCATATGGTGTATATCCTCATGTAAGTGCCGGTGATGTAATTACCGTATCTGTTTATGTTAGAACAACATCTGCTAATGGTGTTGGTAAAGGTCTTAGTCTTTCTACTTATTTTGGTCCAGGACAACCTGGACCTGGAGGTTCAGTTAGTATGGGTGCGGTTGGAGAATGGAAAAGAATGATTGCAACTTGGACTGCCCCTGTCACCTATGATTTTATTTTATATTGGTGGCCAGAAGGTTCTTCAAGTATATATTCGATTGATATGGCTGATATACAAGTAGAAATAAATAAAGGAGGTAGGACAACAGCATTTACAACGGGAACCAGAGGTTCTACTGTAGGTACTGGTGGTGGACTAAAAGATTTATCTACAAATGCTAAAGATCACACATTGGTTGATACTCCAACGGAATCATCTAGTGGTCCAAGAGCAATAACACTAAACGGCTCATCTCAAGGATTTTCTTACAATGGTGTAATAACCACATCAACAACCTGTACAGTTGTAATTGTGTATAAAACTTCAGAAACAACAGAATTGTGGATAAGAGGTAATCAAAATAATTCATATTATTTAAGTGCATCATCTGCAAATGATTATTATCATAGTAATTGTGGTTCACCTGAAAATTATGTAGATTTAAAGAGAGTATATAATCCATATTCAGAAGGATATAAAGACGGTAAATATCATATGTGGGAGGCAAAAAAGGTAGATTTTTCAGGTTGGAGTTATTTTGAATGGTTTTTATACCCAAGCGGATGGCAATTGGAAGGTACAGTTGCATATATTGCAGTGTATAATAGGACTTTAACAGCAGCTGAATCATTACAAAATTACAATTCATTAAAAACAAGATTCGGATTCTAATGGGATTTTTTAGAGGACCAAATATAATAAAGAGTAATCTAGCAATTTGTGTTGATGCTGGTAATACAAAAAGTTTTGTAGGAGAACCAACAACTAATTATGCGATTAATTGGGATCCCTGGACTGTTAATGGTGAAAACACTAATGTTACTGGTACTATGGATGTTCCTATATCTACATCTAAAACTTGGAAATTTCAAAAATTCGGAACTTCTGATCAATGGAATGGCTGGGAATCTACTTATGGCGGAATTTGGACTGGAAGCGCTGGAGATATTTGGACAACTAGTTATTGGTATAAAACATTGAGTCCTGCAGGACTTAGTAGTTTTTCAATTGGTGCATTCTATTTAAGTAATTGGTCTAGACCTTATAGTACATCAACAATAGCAAATTATAATTCAATAATTGCTGATGGATTGTGGCATTATAATTATACAACAGTACAAATTAATGAGGATTATAGTTCGGCTGTCATTGTAGATGGACCTTCTTGGAGTTATAGTACACAGGCAGGCTTATTATATATAAATGGCTTACAATGGGAAAAGAAATCTTATCCTACTCCTTATTCAACCGGAACAAGAGGTGCCACAGTCGCAACTGGTGGTGGACTAAGAGATTTAACTAACAATGGTTATAATGGTGATTTAACTTATATGACATTTGATTCATCAGGAATGGATTATAATGGCTCAAGTTCCTATATTACTTTATCTGGTAACGGAACTAGTTTAAATTCACAATATTTTACTATAGATGTTTGGGCTAAATTTGATGATTTAGGTGCTGATCATGTCTTATTTAGTTATGATTATGCTACTCATGTAAATCCATATTATTCTGCTCATCTTAGAATATCGGATCCATCTGTAATATACTTTATGTGGAATGATGGTTCAACTTATCAGTATTTAAATAAAACATCAGCACCATTGGGAACAACTACCTATCATAATATTGTTGCAATTTATGCACCAGGTGATCAACGATTATATGTTGATGGTGTATTGGTTAATTCAAGTACAAGAAATGATACTATTACTTTTTATGGTACACCTGTTTGGCTTGGAAAAGGTAATTATGGTGGATATCATAATGGTAGAATTGGTAATGTAAAGTACTATAAGAGAGCATTATCTGGTTCAGAGGTTGTTCAGAATTACAATGCATTAAAAACAAGATTTGGATCATAATGTTTACAGGACCAAATACAATAAAAGATGGATTAGTATTTTGCTATGATATGGGAAATACTGAGAAAAGTTGGAAAGGTAGACCTTTTACAAATCAATTTCATTGTCCAACACCAGATGGTGATGGTAATGTTACTTTTGAGATTAATGGAAACGGAACTTTTAAACGTATTTTCTCAGGTACATATGGTGAGTATGTGATTAAATCTACTGATATTGTATATAAATATGTGTTAGGAGAGACAGGCTGTCATTATCACGGAAATGATGTAACAATAAATCAAGGACAAACAGCTACTTTTACGTGCGACTATTATTTAGATCCAAGTTGTGGACCAGATTGGGTTTCAACTAATTTTTTAGCAAATATGGAAGGTGTTGTTGGTGGAAGTGTTGGAGTTCCAGCACCTTATACTCTTGGTGTGTGGAAGACATTCACATGGAGTTACACCGCAGGATCAACTGGTACTTGTAGAATGCTTTTATATCCAGGTGGTTGCGGTGGATATTTATCAGCAGCCGGCTTTATTCTATATAAAAATCCACAAGTAGAATTTGATGCTCCAGGTAATGTACCTTCACCATTTGTTGTTGGAACTAGAACTGAAACACAAGCCATTTTAGATTTAACTGAAAATAACACAATTACAGTGTCTGCTCTTACATATAATTCTGATAATACTTTTAGTTTTAATGGAAGTATAAGTAGAATTGATACTGGTTCTTATTTTCCAACAGTTATTACAGGTAATAATAATTTTACTATAGAATGTTGGGTTTATCCAGAAGCATCACAACCAACATTAGCTGATATATGGGGAAATCATACTGAACCTTATAAAGGTTTAACAATGCAACAGAATGGTGCGACAACAAATCAATTTTCGTGGGGATATGGGGCTGGAACCTATTGGTCTAATAACTCAGGTTTATTTAATTTAACAGCATCAAAGTGGAATCATGTAATAGCAACTAGGAACGGCTCAAATCTATCTGCATATGTGAATGCTGTTTTAATTACGTATGGTGAAGATTCTGGTGCACTTTCACCGAACTCTAATTTTAATTTTCAATTTGGTACAGGATATAATTTGGGCTCAGGTAGAAATTTTAACGGAAAAATAGCCTTAGGAAAGATTTATGATAGAGCATTAACAGCAGCAGAAATTTTACAAAATTATGTTGCATTAAAAACAAGATTTGGATTATAATGTTTACAGGACCGAATATAGCAAAAGATGGATTAGTATTAGCAGTAGATGCTGCTAATATAAAAAGTTTTAGGGGAGAGCCTGGAACTAACATATTAACTGAGATGGCTTATATTTATGGTACACAAACAGGTGCTTATTTTAAAACTAGTTATGGTACAGAAACTGTAAATATACCAAAAATTGGAGTCACAACCGCACATTATTGTAATATTTATAATGATTATCCAGCATCTGAAAGTTGTTGTCCAAGTTTATTTAGATATGGTGATGTAGCCGTATCTGCTAATACATCTTATACTTATCAAATTATTTTTAGAACAAATAATGGATATGTAAATGATAATTATATGTATCATTATGAATATAATACAGATACATATCTAGCTGAATATGGTTTATATTCAGGATCAAGAGTTGAGGATTTAGGTGACGGATGGATTCATGCGTGGGGTACATTTACATCACATGCATCAGCCAATAGATTTATATGCTATTTGTTTCATTATGAATATGCTACATATAATAAGATAGAAATAGCAGGTGTTATGTTAACACCCAGAAGTAATGTAATTTCATATAAGCATTTTATTGCCTTAAATACAACTAGAGGTGCAACTGTAGCAACCGGTGGAGGTTGGAAAGATTTATCAATATACTCTAATAATGGTCAGTTATTTAATGCACCAACATATAGTAACTATAATTGTGGCTCATTAGTTTTTAATGGTAGTAATCAAAATATAGGTATTACTAGTAATATAACAGTTAATCCAAGAACAGGTTCATTTACTATTATAGCTTGGGTTAATTCTGATCCTTCTGGTGGTGATAATTGGGATTTATGGATATCAAAAAGAAGTACAGGAAGTAATGGATTTTATATAGGTGCTAATAGCCCAAGTGGAGTTAGATTTATGTTGGGTAATGATGCTGGTAGTAGAACGGACACTGGATTTATATCTTATACCTCAAATACGTGGGCAATGTTTACTGGTGTTTTAAATAGAGATACTAATAGTCAAAAAATTATAAGAAATAATTTTGAGGAAACATCTTCAGTAGAACCTGCTGGCGAAAATTATTCAAATGATGCTTCTTTACTTATTGGAGGCGAAGGTGGTTCTTATTTCGTTAATGGGAAAATTGCTATAGTTTTAGTTTATAATAAAGCCCTTTCGGATTCAGAAATTACTCAAAATTATAACGCATATAAGAGTAGATTTGGATTATAAAATTATATTTATATATAAGATATGAGAATAGAAGAATCAATAGTAGAAGGTGTTTTAGTTCGTAATATGATTTATGATGAAACTGATCTTTCAACAGAAGAACAAAGAAATACTTGGATAACAATTTGTAACAACTGTGACAAGAATAACAATGGTATTTGTACAATATGTGGTTGTATTATTCAATCACTAATGTCGTTTAGTAATTCACATTGCTCAATAAATAAATGGTAATATGAGTACTTATGGAGGTCAAAGAAGTATATTAGTAACATCAGCCAATATATATGCTGTTAATTTAAGTAATTGTATATTACTTGATAGTGGTGATAAAGGTATTTTTGGTGGTTATATGGTTAAAGTTTACCACAACACTAGTGGCTGCGGAAATCCATCTTCTTATATCTTTTTAGAATTAAACGATAGTCATCCTTGGACTGGTATAGCATGTGAATTTGAATTAGGTGGAACTGCTTCTTGTTGGAATTTTAATTATAACGGTGATGGATATTTACTGAACTATTCTGAAAATGATGGTGATATTATTCCAAATGAAAGATGTCTTAATTGTTGGGAATATGCTGAGTTTAGAACTCATAGCAAAGTTACTGCTTGTGATAATGATTCTAATAATTTTTTTCACGGAGGATATCAAAAAGGAGATCCTAAAATATTTCTAATGAAACGTAGAAGAGATGGTAGCGGTAATAAAGCCGGTATATATCATTATAGAAGTTGTAACAGCACTGGTGCCAGTTCATATACAATAATAAAAAATATAAGAATTTGGTAATGAGTTCAATAGGTGGTGCAAATATAGTAAAAAATAGACTTTTGTTAGGTTACGATATTGGTGGTTCTAGATTTTATCCAGGCGAACCTACTGTTAATTTATCACCTAATGTTCATATTGGCGGTGTTGCTGGAATTACAATATCTTATATTACTATTGAAAATGGTTGGAAAAAATATAGCATAAGTGGTACTTGGGCATCAGGCTCATATCCATATTGCATGGCTCTAGACGGTTATAATTTTACAGGTGGCGCTATGTACTCATCAAGTTGTATAGTTAAAACTAATGTTTTAGGTAAATTTGATTATAAATTTGCAGGTATGAATTATGTTAATCAGCCTATGGATTATGGCGGAACATCTTTTAGTATCATGAATACAGATGGTGAAGTATTTGTTGGTAGATATGGTTTTCAATATACATCAACGACAACTCAATCTGGATATTTAGTAGTAAAGCCATTAGCTGACGGTACATCTTTCAGTGCTGATACTGATTTTGTCTGGCTTAAAAATGCACAAATTGAGCAGAAATCTCATGTTACTCCTTATGTTAATGGAACTAGATCCGCAACTCAAAGTCTTCTTGATTTAGCTGGAACATATTCACTTGATGTATCATCTCTTCTTTTTGATTCTGTTGCACAACCTTATTTTAATGGTTCTAATTACATAAGTGTAAATATCAATTCTTGGATTAGAAATGCTGCTTATATTTCAATTTCAGGCTGGTATTACCATATAGGTAATACTTTGGGTGCACCTTGGGGAATATTAACAAATGTTCCTGGAACAGCAGCATCAGATGGTTTTTGGTGGCATATTAATTATTCAGGTGATCTTTATCTTAGAACGGAAGATAGCACAAATGGTGAATATGATGGTACATATACCCCTTTTGTATCTGCAGGACATTGGTATCATATTGTAACTATTGTCGGAACTAATAAATTTGATGTATATCTCAATGGATCTTTATATTTATCTTGGAGTCCAGTTTTTTCTTGGTCATTGATAAATTCTGATACAGCTTATTTAACAATTGGATATAGTTATAGTGAAGGTGTTAATGGATATGTAAAACAATTTGCTTTATATGATAGAGCATTAACAGCATCTGAAGTCTTACAAAATTATAACGCACATAAAGGTAGATTTGTATAATGTACACCGGACCTAATATAGCAAAGAATGGATTGGTTCTGTGTTTAGACGCAGGTAACATAAAATCATATCCTGGAACAGGAACAGAATGGACAGATCTATCTAGTCATGATAATCACGCTACAATGTATGGATCTGTACCATTTTCAATAGATACATTTGGATGTTTTGATTTTGCAACTGCAACTGGTGCCGCCTCTGCTAGTTCTAGCCTTGGATTTACATTTGCTTCTAATATGATTCCAAGAACAGGAAATTTTACTTTATCATGCTGGGTAAAAAATCCAAATACTAGTGTTGGTCAGGTTGGACTTTTTTCAAATGCAGGTGGGGGCGATGGATATAGATTCGGTGTAGGGCGGGATGCTGTTTATTTTTTAATCGGACCAGATTATACAGAAGGTGGTATAGGATATGGAACAACTTTGAGCGATGCGATCTGGTACAATATAACTGCTGTATTTAATAGAACAGGAGCATCAGTTGTTGTTTTTGTAAATGGTGCACAATATAACTCTTCTAGTATACCAGCTTCACAAACACAAATGCAAAATAATCCACCCGGATTAGTTAGAAGCGCCTGTTGCAGTATTTATACAGGTAAATTAGCAACTTTTTTTGTATATAATAGAGATTTGTCTTCTTCTGAAATTTTACAAAATTATATAGCACATAAAACTAGATATGGATTATAACGTTTTAATATATAAATTAAACATTGTAATTAAAATATAATATAACAAATTATGGCACATTTTGCAGAGATAAATGAGAATAATATTGTAGTAAGAATTCTTACTGTTCCGAATGAGCAAGAACATAGAGGACAAGAATATTTAGCAGAAGATTTAGGATTGGGTGGTAGATGGATTCAAACATCTTATAATAGTAATATCAGAAATGTATATGCAGGTGTTGGATATATATATAATGAAGAAAAGGATATATTTTTATCTCCAAAACCTTATCCTTCTTGGATAATAAATGAAAGTGGTTACTGGGAAGCACCAATACCGAGACCAACTAATTCAAGTAAGGTGTATTCTTGGAATGAAAATTTACAACAATGGGACGAAAATAATTTCATTATACCTTAATTTTAATATGAAAATAGGTTTCGGTATTTTTTGTTTTGGTAGGAACTATTATTATAGAGGTGCTTATAATAAAGCAAAAAAGATATTAGAATCAAATCACAATTGTTATTTATTAACTGAAAATCCAAATTTTTTTAAAGATCTATCTAATGTTCATATAATTCCATATTATAGAACTTACAAGTCGTACTATGATAAAATGATATTACCAAAACACATTCTTAATGATTGTGATATTTGTATTTTAATGGATGCTGATTTAGAAATTAAAGATTATTCATTTTTAGATGATTTAAGAGATTATAATTTTAGGGAGGGAATTTCGTACATTGATGTCTTATTAAATCATCCAGAGAGAAAAGAATATGTAGGTGAGCTTAATTTATATTCGAGTGAGTGGAATGAATTTAGAATTTATTGTGAAAATATATTCCCAGATTTTAAAAATATTAAATTAATGTGGGAATATTTCTTAGTAATCAATAAGAAAGGTTTTAGTTTTGATTTTTATTCTCATTATGATAAATTACAAATAAAGAAGGAAAGTTGTAGTTTATTTCCTTGTAAAGAGGTTAATGCACCAGGCGAAGGTATTTCAATTAATATATCCGCAAAACTTTCAAATATTAAAATTGATAGAGATTTAGATTTATATAATTTAGTAAATAGTAAAATTAAAAGTTCCAGTAGCAGATTTAGTACTAATCCTGTATGCAATGAATATCCCAAATGTCCTCATTGCTTTAATTGTAGAGTACATTCTTAAACTTTTTATTTTTTTATAATTATAATATTTTATGATTTTAGATAATGAATTCATAAAGCATAATATTACAAATAATGATGATAAGTCCGTTCCTTTTCGTTGGACTCATGGTGCAACAGATGAGCATATGGGTGATGGTTTAATTGTTTACTCTTTAATTCAGCACATGAGAGCTAAAAACTGTGTCTGCATTGGCTCAGGTGGTGGTTATATACCACGAATAATGACACAAGCAAGAATAGATTTACATGGACAAAATATTTTTGAAGGTAATCCTGATTACAATTGGGGTGATATTGGTGCAACATATTTGATAGATCCTTGTAATGGTATCGGAGGACCATCAGATGTAGATGATGAAAAATCTTTTTTTAGAACTCATTTTTATCCAAGATATATTAAAGATACATCAGAAAATGCGTTCTACAATTTTTTTGTAGTACAGGATATAAAAATAGATATTTTATTCGTAGATGGTGATCATACTTATGATGGTGTCAAAAAGGATTTTGAATTATATTCAACAATTTTATCCAAAAATGGTATAATAATTATACATGATACTGATGAAAGATTTGAAAATAAATTAATTATATCTGAAGATGCAAAGAAAGACTATTTTAAATTTGATGGTCCCAGTAGACTTATTAAAGAATTACAAAATAGTACTGAATGGAATATAATTAATTTATTTAATTTTGGCATACTTAATACTAAACCATCATCAAGCGGATTGACAATTATAAATAGAAAGAATGATTAGGCTACTAACAGTTATCGGACATGGTTTAGAACTTTTGCCACATTTTATTCAACATTATGCAGCAAGTGTTGACGAAATAAACATTATAGTATATTCATCTGAAAAATATCCAGACATAGAAGATGATATTAAAGAATTTATTAAATCATATTCAAATGTAAAAATAGTTTACTCCGAATTTTGGAGAATATATGATTGGGAACATGTAACAAAACTATATAATAAAATCAAATCTAAATATCCTGATGATTGGTGGATTATTGCAGATATAGATGAATTTCAGGTATATTCTAAGAATATCAAAGAGATAGTATGTGAATGTGAAGAAAATAATTGGCAATTTGTGACAGGTGGATTTATAGATAGAATAGGTCAAAATGGTGATTTTCCAAGTATATCTTCAAATTCTAGTATTTGGATACAATTTCCAATGGCTGGATTTTTTAGATATCCTATTTCTAATGCTTGTCCAAATAAAGTTACATTATGCAAAGGTAATATAGAAATATCTAATGGTCAACATTATGCAATTATAGAAGGACAGACTACATGGAGATGGCAAGGTTGGAATCATCCATTAAGATATCCTATTGATAGAAATTTTACACAAGTACATCATTTCAAATGGGATTCTTCAGTTAAAAGAAGATTAAAAGCTGTCGCAGAAATAAAAAAAGATTATGCTTATTCAGACGAGTATAGAGCAATGTATGAATATCTAAAAAAGAACAAATTTAAAATTGACATTTCAAATAACAATTTTTTATTTGAATACTCTCCAATTTTAGGCTATGAATATTATAAAAAATGGAAACTATTAACAAAAAAAATAATTTCAATATGAATGTAGGTTTTTTAGGTTTAGGAAAATTAGGTTTACCTTGCGCACTAGCTATTGCTAGTAAAGGCCATAGTGTATATGGCTATGATATTGATCTGAATGTTAAGAAATACATTGAGGAAAAGAAAATACCATATCGTGAAGAAGGTGTAGAAGAGCTTTTACAAGATTTTACTGTACATTTCACTGATATTGAGAATGTTGTAAATTCTTCTGATATTATCTTTGTACCTATTCAAACACCGCATGAGTATAAATATGAAGGTTGTACTAGAATACCTGAAGAACGAGATGATTTTAATTATGAATGGCTAAAAGATGGAATTAAGCAATTATCAGATATTATTAAACTGCAATCTAAAGATAAAGTCGTAGTTATTATTTCAACTGTTCTACCAGGTACGATTGAAAGAGAAATTAAACCTATCATTCAGTATAATGAAAAGCTTAAATTATGTTATAATCCATTTTTTATAGCAATGGGAACAACTGTTAATGATTTTTTAAATCCAGAATTTGTGTTATTTGGTGTTGATGATAAATGGGCTGCAGATATTACAGAAGAATTTTATAAAACTATTCACGATAAACCTTTTTATAAAACAGATATAATTAATGCTGAACTTATTAAAGTATGTTATAATACTTTTATTGGTATGAAAATAGTTTATGCAAATACAATTATGGAAATTTGTCATAAAACTGGTGCAAATGTTGATCAGGTGATTGGTGGTATCAAATTAGCTACTGATAGAGTCGTATCAACTAAATATTTGAGTGGTGGAATGGGTGATGGTGGAGGTTGTGTTTTACCGTCTTTTGAAATAAATGTTAATAATAAAATTTATAATATTAAGGATTTATATTATGAATTTCATAAAAATCGTGAAGAGACATATTTAGTAGATTCTGCAAATTATACCTGTAATACTAAGCAACAGAAAAAAATATATGATGTAACGACTAGAAAATATAAAGGTAAATTATATACCTTTAGAACAAAAGATAAAGAAATTACGGTCACGGGTGACCATTTGATACCTATTGAGAGAAATAGTAAAAGAATTATAGTAAGAGCAGAAGAAATAAAAAAAGATGATAAATTTTATATTATTGATGATTATAATAGTGTTGTTGAAAAAATTGTAGAGATTTTTATTAGTGATTATGAAGGTGAAGTTTATAATTTAGAAGTTGAGCCGTATCACGAAGTTAAAGACGATCAATTTTATATTGACAATAGTACGGGAATAGTTGTACATAATTGTCATCCACGTGATAATATTGCTATGAGTTGGTTAGCCAAGAAATTAGAACTTTCACATAACTTCTTTGAAGATGTAATGAAAGCAAGAGAAGATCAAACTGAATTTCTAGCAGATGTAATATTAGAGCAAGATGGTCCATATTATATTATGGGAAAGACATTTAAGGAAGAAACCAATCTAATAATTGGATCACCGGCAATTTTATTAAGAAACATATTAGAAGAAAGAGATGTCGAAGTAATTCATTATGATCCATTTATTGATGATGATATAGAATTTGTGAAAGGTACTTATTTTGTTGCTACTAGACATAATCAATTCAAATACTTTAAATTTCCAAAAGGATCAACTGTAATTGATGTATGGAGATTCTTAAGTTTTGAAGATGATGATAAAATAAATCATATAAAGGTGGGTGGTGAAGTATAATATTTATACGAACCGTTTACCGATAATATATAAAAATAAAAATAAATATTATGGCAGAAAAAGTAAATCCATCTAAAGATGTATTGGATGAAAAAGACAAATTAGAATTACGTAAAGTAAAAGCGTTAGAAAAAATTGCAAATTCTTTGGATTCACTAACTATTTGGTTTGAAGAGATAGATAAAATTGAATGGAGTGATAGAATTCAATATTATCTTTCAGAATTTTATAAAATAAATAAAAATAAAGTTTCTGACACTGAAGATGAATAAACATATATTAGGTATAGTTGTTCCATATAGAGATAGATATGATCATTTAGAAAAATTCAAGAAGGTGGTACCTTACTATCTTGATAGTAAGGATATAGACTATAGAATTATAATTGTTGAACAGGATAATGCAAAACTTTTTAATAGAGGAATGTTGTTAAATATTGGTTTTGTGTATGCTGAAGCAATGGGTTGTGATTATGTTATTTTTCATGATGTAGATATGCTACCAATTAATGTTGATTATACTTATTCTGGTACACCTTTACATTTAGCAACTGATTTTGTGGAAAATAGTTCAATGGTAAGAACTTTATTTGATGAATATTTTGGTGGTGTCACTTTATTTCCAATTAATGAGTTTAGAAGAATTAATGGTTATTCTAATAAATATTGGGGATGGGGATACGAAGATAATGATCTTTTATTGAGATGTAAAAAATCAAAAATAAAACCAAAAATAAAATTAGATAGATTAAAAATTAAAAATTATGGTAATCATATTTTTTCATTAAGATTTAATGGTGTTGATGCTTATGTAAAAGGAAAAAACATTTTTAATCTTAATAAGAGTATAACTATTTTTGCATCATTTTATCCAGACGAAATAACTTGCAATCATGAAAAAAATCAAGATAATTATGTAGTTTTTTCAATTCCAGGATATGATACTGCTATTTCTTATAACTCGTTCTCACGATATAATTTTTGTACTTTTGATAAGAATAAAAATGCAGTTTATTTAAACTCAAATATAAAGACAAATTATAGAACAAATATTTGTATAACAATTGATAGATTTAATAATAAAATTTCAGGTTATCAGGATGGTAAGCATATTGGCACATCACCGTTTGAGCATAAACTAATGAGTTATAAAAATCAAGAATATTTTTATTTAGGAGCAGGTGATCCTAATCGAGTAGGTAACGAGAAATACTTTAGAGGTTATATTAATCAATTTGTTGTTTTTTCAGATGTTCTTGATGAGGATAACATAAAAGAAATATCAAACAATATGGATGATGTTTTAAATAAAGATTTTGGTCTTTATACTTCGTCACATTTACTCCAATTATATTATGATGCTAGATTTATAGATAATTATAAATTAATTGACTTATCTAAAAAAGGAAATGATGGTGAGATTGTTAACTGTGAGATTGTTAATTTAGAGCCAGAAAAATATAAAATTATTGATATACCAATTAGAAGAAAAAGTATATTTAGTTTACTGAGTCATGACGAAAACGGATTTGTTAATAACGATTGGAAAAGTAGCACTATAAGATGGAATCAATTAAGATTTTATAATGAAGTTTCAAAAAATGATGATTTACTAGGAAACGACGGACTATCTGATCTTAAATTTACTGAACATGGTATTTATCGAAAAGGAAGAATAACAAAAATAACAGTAGGAATATGAATCATAAATTAGGTATTTGCATACCTTATAGAAATAGAAAAGAGCATTTAGAAAAACTTATACCTGCTTTAACAGAACATCTTAATAATCAAGGCATTCAACATAAATTTTATGTTGGACATCAAGTTGATGATTTTTTATTTAATAGAGGTGGTATGAAAAATATTGCTGCTGAATATGCATTTAAAGAAGGATGTGATTATATAGCTTGGCATGATGTTGATATGCTTCCTCATTCGGATTGTGATTATAGTTATCCTGAACAAACACCAATTCATATTGCTACCTATTTAGAAAAATATAATTATGGAATTGGTTACGATCAATATTTTGGCGGTGTTATATTGTTTAATAAAGAACAAGTAGAAAGGACTAATGGTTATTCTAATGATTATTGGGATTGGGGACAAGAAGATGATGATTTATTCTGGAGAGCATATTATGAGGGTTATACTACAGGAAAGATATTTAAAACATATGAAAATAAAAAGGTAGGGAATTTTAATGGAAAAGATTCAAAGGTAATAGTTCCTACAAATAGAGAGATAAGTTCATGTCTTCATAATGATCATACTATTTCTATACTATTTAATCCTCAGCAACAACCAGAAAAAGTTCCTATATGGTTAGTTGGTGATAAGAATAAAAGATTTATTGAATATCCTCTATTGAGAAAAGAAAAAAGTTGGACTTGGGGTTTTTCATTTAATAATTCTCGAGCTGTTACTATGCTGTATTTTGATAGAAATAATGCACTTTGGTATAATTGGGGAAAAAGATTTGAAAATATGTGGACTTGGGTAACTGCTTCATATTCTACTGAAGAGCAGGCAATATATTTCTATTTGAATGATGATTTGATATGTCAAATGGAAGGAATAAAACAGAAAAAACCTTATCCTATTAAAGATAGATTAAGAAGTCATGATTCTATTAGTCCATTCTTAATAGGTTTTTGTAATCAGACTAATACCGGATATAAAGGAAAAATTGCTGAAGTAAAAATATTTAATAAATTTTTTGATAATGTTTATGATGTATTTGAAAGTAAAGATGATTTGGTTTTACATTATGATTTTAGTAATAATGATGGATCTAATAATGTAATAATAACTAACGAAGATATAGATGTAATTGAGAATATTCTTCCATATAGAAGGGAAGGTCATATGTACTGTTTACATCACGAAGATCAAGGTTTTGTAAATGGCGGATGGGCTAGAGGAGAAACAACAGCAAGAAACGAGAGACGATTTGTTACAGAAATGCAACAAAAAAAGATAGATTATAAAAATGATGGTATCAATAAGATATTGGAAGTAACGGATGTTGTTAGTTTAGATGAACATACTTATCCGAATACAATGATAATTAATACTAAGATGACTAATTATAAAAATAAATAGTTATAAAAATGAACGCAGATGCCAATTTGATAAAAGTAATAGATTTTGAATTATCTTCTATTTGTAATGCAGTCTGTCCGGTTTGTATTAGAAGAAATAAAAATGGATATTTAGAAAAATTTGAACAGACTTATTGGAAATTTGAAGATGTTAGGAGAACTATTGATATTGATATTATTAAAAATTTAGAAATGCTTAGTATTTGTGGAAATTATGGCGATGCCATGGGTAATCCAGATATAGTTAAGATTATTAAATGGTTTAGAATATATAATGAAAATTGTCTTATTTATTTAAGGACAAATGGTGGAATTGGTACTAAAGCACAATATAAACAATTGGCTAAATTAGATGTACATATTGTGTTTGGTATTGATGGTTTTGGAAAAGGTAATAATTTATATAGAGTAAATACTAATTGGAATAAAATTGATCAAAATTTAAAAGAATTTTCAAATAATGCAAAATCATATCAAACAGAAATTCAATTTTTATTATGGAATGAGACTATTGATCAATTATTGCCTATGATTGATTATTTAGAAAATATAAATTTTAATACTTTATACTTAAGAAAACCATATACAAGAGGAGAATATACAGAGGTTTTCGATATTCATGAAAGAAGTACGCATTTTTTATCAGAATTGAAAAATACATTACTTGATTTTATTGTTGAGACTAAGTGGAGTAAGAATAAATTGAAAGAACTTAAGAATAAAATTATATTAGCAAATATTACTGCTACAGAATTAAAAAAATCTGATAATAAAATAAAAGAAAATATAGATATACCAAGAAAAAATTATGAAATATCTGAATTTGAATTTTCAGAAGAAGAAAAACAATTAGCTAATAGCAAAAGACAAACATGTTATTCTAAACATGGATATGAATCAGAAGATTTATTGAAAAATAATTATAATGTATTTATCTCACATGATAAATATATTATGCCGTGTTGTTTAATTTCATCATTTATTGGTAGTTGCCTGCAATATTCTAATGGTAAAGAAGACAATTATCAAAAAGAAGTTTTAAATAAAATAATGGAAATTGGAATTGAAAAGTTTAGTCTTAAAGATAAAACATTAAAAGAAGTTTTCGAATCTGGAGTTTTAAATGAATTTGTTTACGATAATTTAGAAAAAGGTATATCTTTTGGTAAGTGCAGATTGAATTGTGGTATTAGAATGCTATGTAAGAATCGAAAAAGAAGAATTATTTGAACACTATATTTTAATAAAAATTAATAAGGACAAATGTTAAATGAAGTTTTTGAAAAAACAAAATTAAAATTAGATAATGTTGGTTGTGGAATGTGTTTGGCAAAATGGACTCAAGTTACAATGCATTTACATAATGGATTAACACACTCTTGTCATCATCCAGCTCCACATAAAATACCTTTAGAAGAATTAGCGTCTAATTCTACTGCTTTGCATAATACAGAATTTAAAAAATCTCATAGAAAAGTTATGCTTAATGGTGGTCGGCCAGAGGAGTGTGATTATTGTTGGAAAATAGAAGATAATTCAAGAGGCTTCTCTGATAGAGTTATTAAATCTTCTGAACCTTGGTCTGCTCCTTATTTTGATGAAATTATTAATAGTGATTGGAGAGATAATTTTAATCCTAGATATGTTGAAGTTAGTTTTTCGAATGCTTGTACATTTAAGTGTTCTTATTGTAGTCCTATATTCTCATCTAAATGGATGGAAGAAATAAATACATTTGGTGGATACAAAACATCTGATAAATTTAATGATCTTCAATGGATTAAAGATACAAATCAAATGCCATATCATCATAATGATTATAATCCATATCTTGAAGCATTTTGGAAATGGTGGCCTGACTTATATAATGATTTAGAAACATTTAGAATTACTGGTGGTGAGCCATTAATGTCCAAAGATACATTTGATATTTTAGATTATATTATAAATTCAAAAAATCCTAATAAAAAACTTAATATATGTATAAATACTAATTTAGGTGTTTCACAAAATATTTTTGATAATTTTGTTGATAAAATTGAAAAAATATTAGATAATGAATTAGTTCATGAATTTATAATTTTTACATCTTGTGATGCTTTTGGTAAGCAAGCTGAATATATTAGACATGGTCTTGATTTTAATATGTTTTCAGAGAGAATCGATTTTCTATTGGATAAATTTAAACCTATGACTATTGATATTATGTCAACATATAATGCATTATCTGTTCCTAGTTATAGTAAATTAATAGATTGGGTTTATTTATTGAAAGAAAGATATCATAATCCTTATAGATATTGGGGATCTTCTTTATTATTAGATTCTTCATATCTTAGATGGCCTCTACATCAAACAATTAGAATATTAGATAGAGAGTGGAAGCAAGAAATAACAAAACAAGCAATTTTAGCTGATTTTTATGAACAGACAAGAGTTGGAATTGATGGATATGGTTTTACAGATATTGAAATTAATAAAATAAATAGAATTAAAGATTGGTTTAATTCTATTGAAGAAGAGAATTTAAGTGTTAATAGAAGAGATTTTTATAAATTTATAAAAGAGCACGATAGTCGTAGAGGTACAGATTTTTGTGAAGTTTTTCCTGAATTAGAAGAATTTTATTATAATTGTAGAACTGCTAGATAATTAAAATAAAAAAGATATAAATGGAATTTTCAAACGAACTTGCCTTTTTTGTTAGAAATGAAACAAGAAATAAGACTAATCTTAAAAAATATGAATTATTAAATAATGATTTTATTTTTGAAGCGACGTTTAAACTTAATGCAAATATAGATGTGGATTACAATGAATATTGTGTTATTGGAAGAACTGGATATAATATGGGAATTTATGCACAATCAATCGATGCTCTTAAATGGACTTGGTGGGAAATTGAAAATGATAAACCTGTATATAAAGATATTTATGTTAATCCTGTTGATAATACTATGATTAGTAAGATAAAAGTTATAAAAAAATCAAATAAATTCTTATTATATTATAATGATAATTTTTATGCAGATGAGAAAATTGGTAAACTGCATGATTATTCAGATCAAACAATATGTGTTGGTGTAGGTAATCCTTATTCTGATCAATCACCACCATTTTGGTTTATAGGTGATATATATGATGTTAAAATTTATCATAATAGTATAGAGTCCAATGATTATTTATATTTATGGTATGATTTTGAAAGAAATTCGCATTTCAAAACTTTTGATAAAAGCGGAAATGGTAATCACGGTGAAATATTTAATTCACCTGAATTAATAAGAATGAAAAATGAAGAATTTAATAGGGTGGCTAGACCTGCAAAAATAATTTAATTAATATGTCAGAAGAATTAAAAGATTGGAGAAATAGAAATCTCAATTCAGTAAGTAGAAGTTTTTGTGCAGCAAAATGGTATAATGCCAGTTTACATTTAGGACATGGTTATACTAATTCATGTCATTTACCATTGCCGCATCCTGTCGATATAGACCAAATAAAGACTAATCCATCTGCTTTACATAATACTGATCATAAAAAAGCGGTTCGTGAAATGATGAGAGTAGGAAAATTTCCAGCAGAATGTTCATATTGCTGGAAATTAGAGGAAATTGGTGATGATAGTATATCTCATAGAGTTTATAAGAGTATCATATATACCGAAGATGATATTAAGAAAATTAAAGATATGCCATATGACTATAATGTGCCACTGAAAACAGTTGAAATTAGTTTTGATAGAGTATGTAATTTTGCTTGTAGTTATTGTAATGCGGGATATAGCACAACTTGGTTTAAAGATATTAGTAAATATGGACCATATCAAAAATTTAAGACTTCTGGTGCCGGTGCTTATGCAACAGACGGCTCTTGGTCAGAAGTTTTTGGTAAAAATAGTGAGCAAAATCCTTATGTTGATGCGTTTTTAAAATGGTATCCCGAATTAAGTAAAACCTTAGACGAATTAAGAGTTACTGGAGGTGAGCCTTTACAAAGTAGTAATTTTTGGAGATTTATGGATGTAATGCAAAAATATCCTTCAGAGAAAATGAGATTTGCAATAAATTCTAATTTGGGATTAAATGAAAAAACACTAAATAAATTAATTCAAATGACTCATATGCTTAAAATTAGGGAATTTGATTTATATACTAGCAACGAATCATTTGGTGCTCATGCTGAATATATAAGAGATGGATTAATATATGAGCAATGGAAGAATAATATGATTAAATTTATTGAAAATGCTAAGTTTAGAGCACTTACTATTATGATGACTATTAATAGTTTATGTTTATTTAGTATAACTGAATTTTTAGATGATATGATGATATTGAAAGAAAAATACGCATCACACCATCCTAATGTAGATATCAATATATTAAGATGGCCTGGATTTATGTCACCACTATCATTACCAGATGAATTAAAATATAAATGTTATGTTAAGCTTCAAGATTGGTATGAAAAAAATAAAAATAGTAGATTATTTAGTCTACATGAAATGACTCAAATATCTGATTTAATAGATTATATTAAAATTGTGGAGAAAGGACATCAATCTACAGAATCTGATAAGGAGATTATGTATCATGATTTTAAAAGTTTTTATTCACAATATGATAAGAGAAGAAATAAAGATTTTAAAAAAACATTTCCTGAATTGGCTGAATGGTACGATTCGTTGGTTATAGATGAATCTATACCATATTTGGAGATAAACGATGGGAGAATAACAAATTACGAAAAAGGTGAGTATCAAAAATAGAAATTTCTATGAAAAAACAAGAAATTATTGCAAGTTTAGAAGAATGGGATTCTGTAATTAATTTTTATAGACCAAATGGTTCTCCTAAAGATTGGTATCTAAGTGAGTTAAATAAAATATCTATACCGTTGATGTGGGGTAATTGGAATGTTTATCAAGAAAATGGTAAAATATTTGATAGATTGAATGAATTGGTTATTTCACACAGATTGGATAATTTTATAGATTATGTTCCAATAGATAAAATTGGAGACTCAAATCATTTATATATTATAACAGTCTATAATCCTTCGTTTTTTTCTTTAAATTATAATATCGGATTTAGTTGTATATCAGAAAAATATAAAGAAGATATAAGAAATGGTAGAGCTAAAATTGTTATATTATATGTAATGGAAGGTTATTCGGGATCAGATAATAATAGAGATCTTGATATAACTGAAGAATGGAGAATAAGAGAGAATTTTCCATCTAAATCTGTATATTTTATAACTGGAAATTTAATAGGTGATAAAATAGCAAAGAGTAGAAATTTAGATTTAGAAGTTATTGGTGTCTCAAGTTTTGATATGAATAACAGGCAGTATTTATCTAATGATATACCTGAATTTAATCCAATTGATGATAAGTATTTATTTTTATCTTATAATAGAGCGCCTCGATCACATAGAATTATGATGATACTTAAACTAATTAAACATGGTATTTTTGTTAAAGGTTTAGTCAGTTTAAATAAATTTACGATAGAAGTATTTAATAATATAAGAGTTCAAGGTGAATATAGTGATATAATTAAATATGTGTATAAAAATACACCTTTTCTAATTGATGATAAACATAATTTAATAAATAATTTGGCTTGTAATATTGAAATTGAAGATTATTCCAAAACATTTATATCACTTGTGACAGAATCTCTTATAGATAATGGTACATTATTTTTATCTGAGAAAATTTGGAAGCCCATAATAGTTGGACATCCATTTATGATTCTTGGTAATCAAAATACATTAAGTTATCTGAGGTCCTTAGGATATAAAACTTTTGATAAATGGATAGATGAATCATATGATTCTGAACCTGATAGTAATAAAAGATGTGATATGATTATTGATGAGATAATTAAACTAAATCAATTATCTATTGATAAATTAAAAGCAATGAGAATAGAGATGTATGATGTTTGTCTATATAATAGAGAGTTATTTAAGAAATACTTAAAAGAAAATTGGTCTAATGATGTAAGTGTATCATTAGTAAATCATATATATAAAATTTGGAATGATTCTGGTTTTGTTGCTAAATATTTCAATTCTACCAATAATAAAAATTTAGAATTACTTAATAGATTAGATGAGCATTTATTAAAAATTAATTCTACACTAGAACCTATAATTAAACAACTAAATGAAGCTAATAATATTGTTCTAAATTTAAAAGATATTTTAAATAACATTCATTAATAAAGTTCTGGATATTCTATTATTAAATTTATTCCACCGTTTTTATATGCTTCTCTATAAGATTCTTCAATCATGTCACTGCTTGTCAAATTATATATTTTAGAATATTTTAAAATTTTAGAGAAGCCTTCTAGATAATCACCTTTATGCTGATAACCCGGATCTAATGGTTTATCACTGCCTTTACCAATTCTTATTATTATATTTGCTTTCCATTCGTTATTACTCATATATTCAAATTTATCTAAATGATTAATGAGCTGGTTTGCTGCACAAACTAAAAAATCCCATCTTGGATAAAATGATATGACAAATTTACCAGTCATAGCCAATCCTAAACTTATACCCATTTGTGATTCTTCCATTACAGGCATTTCTATTATTTTTTCTTTAGGTACATTATTAATTGTACCTGACATTGGATTTCCGTACCATAGCAACTGTTGACCAATAAAAATAGTATCGTCTTTTTTTCCTAATTCTGTCATTGAATTAGTTAATCTTTCTTTATAACTCATCGTTTAATATATTTTTAATTTTTAATTAGATTTATTAAAAATTTTCTATCATATTCTCCATATGACAATTCAATCATTTTGTTTTGATTTTTAATAAATCTTTCTTTATTTTTATTATAAAAGTCGATAAAAAATTCTTTATTACTATAAATTCTTTGTATTTCATTAAAAATTCTGAATAATCTTTCTCTAGGATTTTCTATATTATCATAATCATGATTAATTACATCATCAAAAAAATCAAAATCATATAATCTTTTCATCTCTTTAATGTGTTCGTGATTTGCTATGATAATTGGAAATTGTAGAGCATAAAAAGGTTTAAATGATTTTTCAGTAATATGTATTGTATTTGAACAAAATTCTGTTTCAGTTGCAATATTTACATATGAATTTTCATACGTTTGTTTTTCATAAATTATTCCCCAGTTAACTACAGTATAAAAATCTTCTCTATTATCAAACCAGGTTTTATCCTCTTCATATTTACTTTTCTTTTGATCTATATTTTTAAAATATTCTATTTCTGAAGACAAATCATTAATATCATTTTCATTAAAAACACAAGAATAAAAACCTTTAACATCTTTACTATCAAATAACCAACCGTTTACTAATGACCAATCGACATCTTTTAATATGTCATATTTTTTTAATAGACAAAGTATTCCATATCTATGTGGTCTTGGCCTTTTATTATGACATAGAAAAAACTCTCCTTTTTTATCAAGATTAAAATCAATCTTACCTATTGAATTTTCAAAAGATTTAGTGGTAAACTCTATTAATCTTTGAGTTGAATGCACATTTATATCAGAATTTAATTCTATTTTATATTGATTCAATTTTGGATTATTATTTGATAACCATAATTGATTTTGATTTAAGTTTAATTTTTTTGTCCAATTATGAAGTAATAAAAATGTTTGATATGACTCCGATTCTTGATCATTCATAAATATAATATTTAAATTTTTGAACGATTTCCAGTATTCAATAACTTCTGGTAATAAAGGCGATTCATTATTTAATAGTTTTTTTTCTATTAGATTTGGCATAATTGTAATAAAATAGAAGAAATTTTTATCTGGGTAATTTTTTATTTCACTAAGTTTATACCTTTCGATATCATCATAAATATTAAACGATTTCATAATACTATCTATAGGCATTAATAAACTGTCTTCATATATAATTTTACAATTAGGTTCTAATGGACAATTATTTTTTTCATCCCAAGAATCATAAACTAAGTTAATTGTTTTTTTATTTAAATCGAAATTTATATCATTCTCTATTCTTTTTATTATATTTTCTGCAATAATCTGATGACATTTTAATGATGGGTGATGGTCTTTTGGCGGATTAATAAAATGTTCAAAATCATTATTTATAGTTAATCCTTCATTTTTATTCATCATATGTCTTATGCAATCATATATTTCATTATTATATTTTAACGGTATGAATCTATTATATAGCCATATATCATCTTTAATTAATTGCAAATAGTCTTCTTCCCAACATAAGATTAATGTCTTAATTCCTTTATCTTCATAAAAATGCATTGCATTTCTTACATCATTTAGAATTCTTTCTGATAAATCTTTTTTCCAATCCTCAAAAGAACATTTCTTTTCTTCAAGTAGCCATTCATAAAAAGTATTTTTGGTGCTGGGTTCGTCTACACAAAAATGATGATTTTCACCTTTAAAATTAAAGTAGTATCTATTTCTATGAGGTTGTGATGTTTGAATTATTATATATTCTATTTCATTATATGCAACTTTATCTTCAGCGAGCGATAAAATTGTATAATTATTTTCATTTTCTAAATTAAATAATTGATCTAAAAATTCTATAGTTTGTGTTTCGGAACCGCCATTTTTCTTAGATACAATTTCAAAGGTATTAAAATAATTTGCAACTAATCTTGGATATCTTAAAGTTGACATATATAGTCTATGAGCGTATGTTACTAAACTACCATCATATGTATCTGGTGCTGGTTCCTTTAGAGTTTCTAATCCAGAATAGTAATATAATCCTTGTCCCCAAGTAAACGAGCATCCACCAAAAATTATACCTTTCATCTTATAATAATTTTTTTTGTATAATTTCCTTATATTCTCTATTTACAATATAATTTCTAGTGCCATAATTATTTTCATAATCATCGTTATCATTTATAATATTTTCATTTGGATTATTAGCTAAATCATAATTAGATAAATCTCTATTAATTCTATTAATTATATTTTTTGCCATAACTCTATGACATTTTAATGATGGATGATGATCTTTTGGCGGATTTTCAAAATGATCATAATCACTATTTATAGTTAATTCACTATTTTCATTCATCATATATCTGATACAATCATAAATTTTATTATTATATTCTAAAGGTATAAATCTATTATATAGCCATATATCATCTTTAATTAATTGCAAATAATTATCTTCCCAACATAAAATTAATGTCTTAATACCTTTATCTTCATAAAATTTTAAAGTATTTTTTACCTTATTAATCCAATCTTTCTCATGTTCTTCTAACCAATTATCAAGAGAATAATGTTTTTCTTCTATTAGCCACTCATAAAAATTTGCTTTTGTACTTTGCTCATAAGTAAGAAATTTATTTTTTTGACCTTTATGTGTATAAAAAAATGGATTTCTTACTGGATTTGATGTTTGTAATATAATATATTCTACTTCATTGTAGCATAAAGAATCAGTTGTCAGATGTCCAAATCCACTTTCTAATCCAAATAATTGAGATAGAAAATTCATAGATGTTTCTTCAGAACCTCCATTTTGGTTCGATACTACTTCAAAAGTATTGAAATAATTTGAAACCAATCTAGGATACCTTAACGTTGCAGCATATTTTATATGAGCGGATCTTACTAAATTAGCATCATATGTATCTGGTGGAGGTTCCTTTAAAGATTCTAATCCAGAGTAGTAGTATAATCCTTGACCCCAAGTGAACGAACATCCTGCGAAAACTAAACCTTTCATTTTTTAAATTCTTCTTTATTTTTTAGATACCATTCATATGTAGCTTTTAGAGCATCTTCAATGCTTGTTTTTGGTTCCCATCCTAATACTTTTCTGATTTTGTCAGAATTAATTCTTCTTATTGGTATCATTGATGGTTTTCCTTGTATATATTCTATTGGGGTATTAAAATTTGCTAGTTTTTTGACAATATTTAAAACATCATTAACTGAGTATGTTGTGTTTGAGCCAACATTAAACACAGTATATTCTTCTTGTTTTTCCATTATTAATAATAATGCATCAACAAAATCATCAATAAATAGTATATCTCTTAATTCTGTACCATCACCCCATACTGGAATTGGATTCATTTGATCTGCAACCTTACGTATAGTCGCTGGTGTTACATGACATTTATTAAAATCAAATTTGTCGTGTGGGCCAAATAGATTAGCAGGTCTAACAACTACAGTTAGCATAGGATTTGGTACAAATTTTGAATACATTTCGCATTGAACCTCAGCGTATCTTTTCATCCAACCAACTGGGTAATAAATTGGAAATGGTTCGTCAAATAAAAAATCTGATTCTTTGACAGGCTTATCCTTTGTATCAGGATAAACAGAGCTAGAAGATAGAAATATATATTTTCCTACTTTATTTCTATATGCAGCATCAATAAGATAATTATTTATAACTACATTGCTAGTAACATGTGCTAATGGATCTAGTTGAGTATCAACAGCATTTGTAGTAAATGCTGCACAATGAAAAACAACATCCATACCTTTTGTTATTTCTAAACAATAGTCTCTACTGGTTAAATCTCCATGAAAATATTTAACATTATCATATAATATTCTAGGTGTAGTTTTATGTATAGATACAGATACGTTTTCGTATCCACTGCTAATTAATTTATTGGTTAAATTTTGACCAACTAATCCTGAAGCACCTGTAATTAAAATTTTTAATTCTTTATTCATGTTTATATTTATTTTTTATTTTGTTGCTCACTATAATATTTATATGTATTTTCTAATGCCTTATAAAATGTTGTATGAGGTAAAAGATTAAATTCTTTTTGTTTTTTAATATTCATTTGTCTTCTCATGTCACCATTTGGTTTTGTTGTATCCCATTCTACTTCTACATTTTTTTTACTTATATCTATTAAGTTGTGTATCATACTGTTAATTGTTATTTCTTCTCCTGAGCCAAAATTTATTGTGACATTTAATCTTTTTTTAAATAAATCTATGATAGCATTAGCAACATCTTCTCCATATACAAAATCTCTAATTGGTGTGCCATCTCCCCAAGCTGTAAGTTTACCATCTGATTCATATATTTTCTTAACCATAGTTGATATTACTGTACCATTACCAGAAAAATCATCATATTCACCAAATATATTAGCAGGTCTAATTATAGACCATTTATCATAATTGTATTGTTGTTTATATGCTGTTAACAGTAATTCTCCAAATCTTTTGGACCAGGATGGAAACCAATCAGCTTGTGATGGAAATAATTTCCAGAGATCATCTTCTATAAAGTTTTCTGATGGACCATATACACCAACAGAGCTAACAAAAATTAGCCATGTGTCATTTAAATAACACTGATTAATTATTTCTGTATTAATTTTAATTGATGGATATAAAAAATCTACTGGCTGATTTTTTGCTTTTAATGGAGAACCCTTAACTCCAAAACAGTTGAATACAGCATCAAATTTATAATTTTTAAATAGGTATTTTATATTATCTTCTATTAATAAATCTAGTTTTTCAAATATATAATTTTCGTTATATATTTCTTCCTTAGGCTCCATTTTATCTACTGCTATTACTTTCCAGTTTTTATTTAGACAGTTTTTAGTTAAATAAGAACCGACTAGACCACTAGAACCTGTTATTAATATTGTTTTCATATTTTGAATATAGTTTTTTTATTATATAATAAAAAATATTAAAAGTTATCTCTTTTCAATGTTTAAGCCTGACAAATCTATTAGAAAGTTTAGATCTGAATTATCTTTACTTTTTTCAATTATTTTTCTATTATTTTCCATAAATCTACTTTTATTATTAGCATAAAATTTTATAAAAAAATCTTTATTTTCATTTATTCTTTTAATTTCATTAGCGAATTTGAAGAGTCTTTCTCTGTGATTTAATTCTTTATCATAATCATGATTAATTACATCATCAAAAAAATCAAAATCATATTTTTTCTTAATTTCTTGTATATGATTAGGAGAAGCTAAAATAAGTGGAAATTGTAAAGCATAAAAGGCTTTAAATGATTTCTCTGAAATATGTATAAGATTTGAATTAAACTCTGTTTCTGTTGTTATATTAAAATAAGAATTTTCAAATGTTCTTTTATCATATGTTTTATTCCATTCTATATCACTATTAGTATCTCTATTATCAAACCAATTATATTCGGTTTCGTATTTACTCTTTTTTTGATCAATATTATTAAAATAAAAAATTTCAGGTAATAAGGAATCCATATCTTCTTCATTAAATACATTTGAATAGAAACCTCTATATGGCTTATTTTTCATTTCCCAGCCATTAACTAAAGACCAATCAACATCATTAAGAATATTATATTTTTTTAATAAGACAAGTAGACCATATCTATGAGGTCTTACTTTTCTATTTTGACACATAAAAAATTTACCTTCTTTTTCAATTTTGAAATCAATTTGACCGATACAACTTATTATAGGCGCAGCTATACTATTAGCTAATTTAACTGTTGAATGAGTATTTATATTACTATTTAATGATTTTTTAAATTCTTCTAATTTAGAATTATTATTAGATATCCATAATTGATTTTGATCTAATTCCATTGATTTTGTCCAATTATGTATTGTTATAAATGTTTCTTCTGTTTCAGATTCCTGCTCATTCATTATAACAATTATTAGATTTTTAAATTTTTTCCAATAATCTATGACTTCTTGAGGCATAGGTAATTGATTAGTATCAATTTTTTCTTTTATTTGTCCAGGAAGTAATGTGATAAAATAGAAGAATTTTTTGTCTGGATATTTTTCTACATCACTTAATTTAAATCTTTTAATATATTGTTCAGGAAATGTAAGAGAGTTTACCACACTATCAATAGGCATAAAATAACAATTTGTATATAATTTTTTACAATTTGGTTCATTTGGATAGTTTTTCTCATCATTGAAATTATCATAAACCAAATTGAAAAAATCATTGATTTTTTGCTGTTCTATAAGATTTTCTGTTTTTATTTGTTTTTGTAATTGTTCTTGTGACTGTGGTTGTTCTTGTGATTGTGATAATTGATGTATATATTCTATCTCAATGTCTTGAGTAATCAAATTATTAAAAAAAGTAATATCATAATCAAGATTTATCTTTTTTATTTTATTAAGGTTCTCTTCAAATCTTTTTTGATTATTTTTATAGAAATTAATAAAAAAATCTTTATTTTCCTGAATTCTTTTAACTTCCTCTACAAATTTAAATAATCTATCTCTAGAATTACTGATATTATCATAACTGTGGTTAATTATATCATCAAAGAAATCGAAATCATATATTTCTTTAAGAGTTCTGATATGATGCTTTGATGCTAATATTAATGGAAATTGAAATCCACAAAATGGCTTAAAAGATTTTTCAGTTATATGAATATCTTCAGAATTAAATTTCGTTTCAGTAGTTATATTAAAATAAGAATTTTCATATGATTTTTGTATAAAAGGTATATTTTGATTTTTATCGTTAAATCCGGTGAAGTCTAATTCATATTTACTTTGTTGTCTATTTATATTTGAAAAGAAAATCATTTCATTTCGAAAAATATTCATATCAAGATTTGTAAATATTTCTGAATAATAATCATCTATTTTATAACTTTCTTTGAAACACACACCATCTACTAAAGACCAATCTGTATCATATAATAAATTATATTTTTTCATTAATACTAAGAGTGCATATCTATGCACTCTTAATGATTTGTTATGACATAAAAATAAATTTTCTTTTTCTTTTATGAAGTTTACACTAAAATTTGATAGAGCGTATCCAGATGCCCTTGATGTGTGAGTATTTATTTTGCTATTTAAGTTTTTTTTAAATTCACTTAAATTACTATTATTATTGATTATCCAAAATTGATTAGGATCTAAATTTCTAGATTCAAGTATTTTATCTAAAAAAATGAAACATTCTTTAGACTCAGACTCACATTGATTTATGAAAATTATTTTTAGATTTTTATTACTTTTTAATAATTCAATTACCTCATTTGTTAGTGGTAATTCATTTTTTGAAAAAAATGAATTAGTATAAGAATGTCTAAACCATTGTAGATAATAAAAATTCTCATTTGGATATTTTATTATATCTTCAATTCTAAAATTTTTATAATTATTAAAATCAAAATCTTCAAGTACTTTGTAGCTTACCCTCCAAGATGATGGTTCGTGTGTATAAAAATATTTTTGACCGTTAGGATTTGGATTTTCGTTATTTATTTCCCAATCATCATATACTAAATTTAAATACATACTCATATACAAATTTTAGTTTTTATTTATATATAGCTGCTTATATGTCCAAATGAATTAAACTGTCAAAAAAATTGTAATCATAATCAAGATTAAGTTTTGATATTTTATTGAAATTCTCTTCAAATCTTTTTTTATTATTTTTATAGAAATTGATAAAAAAATCTTTATTTTCCTGAATTTTTTTTACTTCTTCAACAAATTTAAATAATCTATCTCTGTTGTTTTTGATATTATCGTAATCATGATTAATTATATCGTCAAAGAAATCAAAATCATATATTTCTTTGACTTTTTTGATATGATGTTTTGATGCTAGTATTAAGGGAAATTGATAAGCCCAAAATGGAATGAATGTTTTTTCTGTTATATGAATATCTTCAGAATTAAAATATGTTTCTGTGGCAATATTAAAATATGAATTTTCAAAAGTTTTTGGTAAATATGTTGACCTCCATGGTATATTTAGATCATCGTCAAACCAAGTAGTATCTTCTTCATATTTACTCTTCTTTTTATCAATTTTAGTAAAAAAAGACATTTCAGATTGAAGTTGTCTCATATCATAATCTGTTAGTAATTTTGAATAGAGATCATTAATTTTGGTTGAATTCTTTAATCTTTGAGCATCTAGAAATGACCAGTCAGTATCATCTAAAATATTATATTTTTTTAATAAAGTTAATAGAGTATATCTTTGTATTCTTGCTGAACGATTATGATTTAAAAATATATTTTCTTTTTTCGTTATAAAATCGATTTTTTTTCTTTCTGTCATCTCAAATCCTAATGCCTGGGTAGTATGTGTATTTATTTTGCTATTTAAGTTTTTTTTAAATTCACTTAAATTACTATTATTATTGATTATCCAAAATTGATTAGGATCTAAATTTCTAGATTCAAGTATTTTATCTAAAAATATAAGACATTCTTTAGGTTCTATTTCACAATGATTCATGAATATTATTTTTAGATTTTTATTACTTTTTAATAATTCAATTACCTCATTTGTTAGTGGTAATTCATTTTTTTCAAAGAACGAATAAGTAAATGAATGTCTAAACCATTGCATATAATAGAAATTTTCATCTGGATATTTTATTATATCTTCAATTTTATAATTTTTATAATTATTATAGAAAAAAGATCGAATCGTACTATCACTATTTACCCAAGATGATGGTTCGTGAATATAAAAATTTTTTTGACCGTTAGGATTTGGATTTTCGTTATTTATCTCCCAATCGTCATATACTAAATTTAAATACTTATTCATAGTTTTGTTTTAATTTAAAATGATAAATCTCACCTCCACCACAAAAATGTATAGTTGGATATCTATGAATTAATTCAAATCCATTTTTGGTAGCAGCTGACATTAGTTTGTCAGTACGATTATTATTTACAATTAATAGAATGTCAGCATCTTCTGTTATCTTACTGGTTATGTTATCAAAAAATTCTATATGAATTTTACAATTATCATCAACTCCCATTCTCACGTCAATATTCCATTTTAGTATCTCATTTGTAGATGTTTTATTTTCATATTCTAACCTAGATTTTGTATATTCTTCTAGATTAAAATTACATGGTCCATTTCCGACGACTAAATCAAATAAATGTTCAACTGGTAATGACTTTACATTATCACTTATATATCCAAACACTTTATCTGAAACATTGTTATTTTTTGCATTATATAAGCAGTTTTCAATTGCTAAAGGAAGTATATCACTAAAATGTATATTTTCGCATATATTGTTTCCTAACATATCAAAACCAATAATACCAAATCCAGAACACCACTCATATGCGTGCTTATATTTCTTTTTTAAATCTTTTTGTAATATATCTATGAAATCAAATCTTGCAGAAGAACCTCCACCATCCAATTGTGACGGATAAATTAAATGTATTCCAGAATCTAAAGTTATTTCTATATCTGGTTCTTTATTAATGAATTGTTGATTTTTTAGTTTGATTGCTGTGCTTGACTCAATTGTAGTTGGCTCAATTGTAGTGGTTGGTTGAATTATTGTTTTTTCAATTTGCCAATTTATTAAACTATCAAAAAAATCATGATCATAATTAAGATTCATATTTTTCATTTTATTGAAATTTTCTTCAAATCTTTTTTGATTATTATTATAGAAAGTAATAAAAAAATCTTTATTTTCCTGAATTCTTTTTACTTCTTCAACAAATTTAAATAATCTATCTCTATGATTACTAATATTATCATAATCATGATTAATTACGTCATCAAAAAAGTCAAAATCATATATTTCTTTAAATTTTTTGATATGATGTTTGGATGCTAATATTAATGGAAATTGATAAGCACAGAATGGTTTAAATGACTTTTCTGTTATATGAATCTCTGGTGAATCGAAGAATGTTTCTGTGACAATATTAAAATATGAATTTTCAAAAGTTTTTTTATTGTAGATTTCGCCCCATTTTATATTATTTTCATCATCAAACCAATCATATTCAGTTTCATATTTACTTTTTTGTCTTTTTATTTGATTAAAATAATTTATTTCTGTTTGTAATAAATTTATATCATAATCTGTAAAAACTTCAAAGTATCGAACATTATCTGAATGATTAATCATAGACCAATCTGTATAATCAATTATATTATATTTTTTTAGTAAACATAAAACGCCATATCTGTGTGATTTTGGTGATCTATTATGACATAAGAAAATATTCTCTTTTTTTGTTATAAAGTCTAAATCTATCATATGCTGTTTTAATGCGTATCCTGTTGCCCTAGTTATATGAATATTAATTTCACTATTTAATTCATTTTTATGATCTAACATTTTACTACTATTACTAATGAGCCAAAATTGTTTAGGATCTATATCATAAATTTTAAGAATTTTCTCTAATTGAATTAAGCTATTTTTATTTTCTGCTTCTTGCTCATTTATAAAGATTACTCTTAAATTTTTATTGTTTTTTATTAATTTAATTACATAATCACTAATAGGTAATATGTTATTATCGATGGACAACCATCTTATTTCCCTATTCCACATTATATAATAAAAATTTTTATCTGGATTTTTTTCAACTTCTTCAATTCTATAATTTTTATAATTATTATAGTTGAATGTTCTCATTACATGATCACCGACTGCCCAGGAATTTTCTTTTGTAAAAAAATATTTTTCACCATTTGGATTTGGCTCATTTTTGTCTAGTTTCCAGTCATCATAAACAAAATTTAAAAAGTCACCCATTTTCCTGTTCCGTAATGCGGCCATTTATTTTTATAATCATACCAAATAACATCACTTGGTATATCTCTTTTAATTCCACCCCAAGTTTCAATTGTTGGTGTATTTGTTGATACTCCATTATCTTCTACTACAAATCGAATTGGTAAGTTAAAATTGATAGCATATTTATGCATTTCATAAAAATTACCAGTTTCAAATGCCATATCTCCAATAAAACACCATACTATATCATCATTTTTTTCTCTTTTATTTGACAATGCCACTCCAACAGCGATAGCAATTGAAGAACTAACAATTGCAGTTGAATAAAATTTTTTTTCTTTATTTACAATAGTTATGGAATGACCTTTTAGAATTTCATTTTCTAGCCAGTCAGGAGAAATACCTTTAATTAAAGCGTGATAGTGTGATCTCCAAGTTGAAAAAACCCAATCACTGTGTTTTATTCTTTTACTTATTTCTATTAATTCATCTTCATTTCCGTTACTTAAATGTATTGGACCTTTAATCTTTCCTGTCTCCCAATAGCTAACCATTTTATTCTCAAAAGTAATTAATTCATCTTTTGTATAATTTGCTTCTTTTACTATAGGGTATTGTTCTAAATTTTTAATCATATTATATATCTCTTTTTTGTAATATTGGATTGGTAGTCGGCCACTCCATATTAAATCTAGAATCATTCCATTTTATAACTCCTTGTGCATCAGTATCTACATATTCATCTTTATAAAATAGATTGTAATGAAATATACAATCTGTTAATGCATAGTGACCGTTTGCAAATCCTGGTGGAACTAAAACTTGATTTCTATCTCTTTCTGATAGAATGAAAGATTCCCAGATTCCATAGGTTGGTGAACTATTTCTAACATCTAATACTACTAAATATATTTCACCAACAACTGCTTGTACTAACTTCCATGTTTTATCATCATAATGTAATCCTCTTAATACTCCTTTATATGATCTGGAAAATCTTCCGTGAATGCTAATCTCACTTTTATCATAATGTATTTGCTTCATTACAGGGTGCTCTTCTGAATGAAAGGTCGTAAATATTTCACCTCTAAATTCCCTAAATATAGATGGTATGTATGTTATAACATTGTAGCCAAAATTTTTAGATGGTTTTTCTTGAAAATCGTTCCATTTGTTCATAACTTTTATGTTGGATTTGTGTAGCCAAGAGGAAACCCATTTCTAAACTCAGATGACATCTTTGGAATTATGATCCTATAGGTTTTCATTAATTCTAAAATACCATCATCTAAATTATACTTTGGTTTCCAGCCTGTTGCCTCTATTTTTTTATTAGAGACAATATAATTTCTTTTGTCAGGATCTTTGTAAAATGTTGAATAATTTATAGCAAAATCTGGAATATATTTTTTTATAATATCTAATAATTCATCTTTTGATAGGTTAGCATCACTTAAGCCAACATTATATGAATTGTTTTTCATTATATTATAATTTTCTAACGAATATGCAAATACACTACCAACATCTTGAATATGTATAAAATTTCTTTTGAAATCTTTTTCAAATACTACAATATATTTATCTGTCATAGCTTTATAGACAAATTCATTAACCAATAAATCTGTTCTCATTCTTAATGATGTTCCAAAGACTGTTGCTAGTCTAAAGCAAATAGCAGAAGTATTTTCTCTTAACACATTCTCAGCGGCAACTTTAGTTTCGCCATAAACCGAGATTGGAGTTAAAGGAGATTCTTCTGTGCATTCAGTATTTTCTTCACCTACACCATAGCCACTGTTTGTGTTTGGAAAAAGTATCAATTGATTTTTACTAATAGATTGTATTATATTTGTTATTTGTCTATAATTAATTTCCCAAGCTAAATTTGGATTATTTGCGCAAGCTGGGAACCCGACAATTGCAGCTAATGGAATTATTACATCATGTTTTTGTATCTCATCTATCAGTAACTTTTCATTTCTGACATCACCATAAATAAAATTATAATTTTTATTTGATGTAAATTCTAGTGCTGATATTTGATTGAATAATAAATTATCTAGAACAGTTACATTATGCCCTTCTTCTAGCATTTTTCGTGTGATAATAGAGCCAAGATACCCTGCACCACCTGTTATTAATATTTTCATGATTTTATATATTAAAACTATTGTGTTTGGTTTTTATTTTTTTACTATATAAGTAGATTAATAAATATGAGTAAACCAAGAATTTTTACCTTTGGCTGTAGTTTTACTGATTATAGTTGGCCGACTTGGGCGGATATTATTTTATATGGCAATTTAGGATATAATCTTGGTAGATCAGGAGCAGGTTATGATTATATATTATATCGTATAGTTGAAGCTGATAGAAAATTTAAGTTTACGCAAGATGATATAATTATAATTGTTCTAACTCAACCAATCAGACTTGATATCCTTCTTAATGATGAAAATGATTTATATTGGATAACTAAAGGTAATGCACTTTCACATTTTTCTGATTATAATGATAAAATATTTTCTATAGACGGTTTATTATTCAAATCATATAATAATATTATACTAATGAATCAATATCTCAGCAGTAAAAGGTTGAATTATATTTTTGGATCAATAAGTGATTTATTTGAGTCTCCTGAGGGTATAAACAATATATTACTAGATAATATATTGTATGAGACAAATGAATTAATTACTTATGTTAAGCAAAATATAGAAATAAAATTAATGTCGTTTGATAAATATTTATCGGTAGATGGAAAATTATGGGATTTTACTAAGATATATGAATTTGAAAAATTCAATGATTATCATCCACGACCGCGTATGTATTTTAATTGGATAAATGATGTATTATTGAAATGTGTTGACATAGATGTTAAAGCAACCATAGAAGATATAGAAAATATTGAAAATGCGATAGATGATATTAAGTATCTTAATGAATTAGGTGAATTAATAAAAAAATATCCTAATTTTTATAGCCATAGAATTTATGATGGCTATATTTCAGCTAAACGATTTATTTAAACTTTATTTTTTAAAAAAGGAAATAGAATATTATCACACCAATTTGATACTCCTAATTTACCTGGATGAAAGCCATCATTAGAGAAATATAATTTACCTTCATTTAGTTTTTTTCTTTCCTCATATGTAATATTTTTTACTTCATGCCTAGGTATACCTAATAGTGTGTGTATATATTCAAACATACCTTCTGTAATTATATTATTGAAGTCTAACTGCTTATATAAATAATTTATGATTTGATGATTTTTATTTTGTTCTATATCTTGATACACAAAATCCATAAAAAATTGTTGAAAAAATTTTATGTTATGAAGTTTGCAAAAATTTTGCAACATGATTATATTTTCTAGACTACTATGTGTTTTTCCAACTCCACCATAATATCCATCCAGTAAATAGTATTGTTGAACAAAATCTAATTTACAATCACTTCCATCTACTGTAAAATACCAGCCACCTTCTGGATTATAATCAAAAAAATCGCCTGATTTTGTTTTAAAATAATTTGGATATTTTACTTGATTATTTTTCAAATCTAAGAATTGACTTGTCATTCCACCTTGAAAGTTCGGCCATCCTTTAACCATTTCTTTTATTATATCTTTGTTGTCTATATACCATGCTTTTCTATATGTACCACTCCACATAACAACCACTATTATTTCATCTTCTTTTATACCTGATTGTAGAGCATCCGTTATGGCAAGAGTGACTTTTTTTTGTATCATTTCTTGTCCTTGACTTCTGTATCCAGTATGTTCATATGTTAAATTTGGATTGTAGATTTTTAACCAATTAGTTAGATTAGTTATCCAACTATCTTCATCAGAGTAATGGCTAAAACTACATCCGCCAGTGATTAAATGTTTAAGCATGGTGAAAACTTTTTTTATATTTTATAATATTAGTAAAAAAAAAAGTTTAAAAATTAATTCTGACATACTATCTGTTATATATAAGTAAATGAATAAACTTTGGACATATGGATGTAGTTGGACTTATTCAAGACCTCATGAGGAAGACCTGGGTATTATATTTTGGCCTAGTTTTGTTGCTGAAGAACTCAATTTAGATTTAAAAAATAGAGCATATGGTGGACTTGGTGATTCTTCAATACAAAGACTTATTTCTGATTTACCAAAAATTAATAAAGGTGATATTGTGATTTTTCAATTTTCATATAGTAATAGATTGGATTTACCTTATCTTAATAATGATGGTGATGTATGGAACTCTTGCTATATTGAAATGAATTCACTAGAAAGAAATGAAAAACAAATAAAGTATATGGACTTTGTAATGGCATATGATACTGAATTACTATTAAAAAATTTTCAATATGTATCATTAATTTTTGACTATTTAGAAAAAATTATCGGAGTAATTGTTAGATATTGGTTTTTACATTTATCTGCTAATTATGAAAATTTTATAAAAAGAAAAATAACTACAAATAGAAATAGAAATATTGTGTTTTTTAGCGAACATAATGATTTATTTGCATATGCTGCTAATAATTTTATTAATGATAACAAACTTAGAATTTCAGATTATAATTATAATAGATCAGATTTAGAATATTTGAGGTATGATAGTCATCCAAATCAAGATGGACAGCAATTAATAGCAAAGTGTGTGATAGATTCATTTAAAAAAAAATTAATATAAGTGTTCATAATAGGAATTTCAGCATATTATCATGATTCATCTGCATGTTTATTTGAAGATGATAAATTAATTTTTGCATGTGAAGAAGAAAAATTTTCTGGTATTAAACACGATAATTCATTTCCAAAAATGACAATTAATTATATTTTCGAAAAATATAATTTAAAAAAAGAAGATATAGAATGTGTTTGTTACTATGAGAATCCCATATTAAGACTAAAAAGAAAAAAATCTTTTTTTAAATCTATTAAAAATATAATAAAGGTCTGGTTTAATCTTAAAAAAGTATCAAAAAGCACACACTATACCAATCATCACTTATCACATATGACCTATTCTTATTTAAGTTCCAATTTTGATAAGTCTGTTATAGTTTCAATAGACGGTGTAGGAGAAACTCAATCATTATCAATAGGTTATGGTTTTGGTGGTAAAATTGTTCAAATAAAAACTTCAGAATATCCACATTCAATTGGCTTATTTTACTCTGCAATGACGGCATTTTTAGGATTTAAACCAAATGAAGGTGAATATAAAGTAATGGGATTAGCATCCTATGGTAATTCAAGCACTTATTATGAAAAAATTAAAAAATTGTTAGTATACGATAATAATGGTGGTATCTTATGTGATATGAATTATTTCAATTGGGATAAATCATCTACACTTATGTTTAATCATAAATTAGAAGAATATTTAAATATAGAATGTAGGCTACCTAATACTAAACTTGAAGATAAACATAAAGATTTAGCAGCCTCAGTTCAAAGAGTATATGAGGAAGTTTTCTTCAGCATTATTTCTTATGCTAAAGATATTTCTAAGTATGATAGAATTTGTCTTGGTGGCGGATGTGCATATAATGGTTCTGCAAATGGAAAAATTGTAGAGAATGGTTTATATAAACATATTTGGATACCACCTGCACCTTCTGATGCTGGTTCATCAATTGGTTCATGTCTAAACTATTTAACAAATAAACTTGGACGAAGCATTAGAATTAGTGCAAATCCTTTTCTTGGCCCATCGTTTACAGAAGATGAAATTTATAATGTTATCTCTAGCACAGAATCTATAACATATTCTAAGCACTCTGAAAATGCTCTATTAGAAAAAATATCAAAAGAACTTAATTCTGGGCTGGTTGTTGGTTGGTTTCAGGATAAAATAGAATTTGGTGCAAGAGCTTTGGGTAATAGATCCATATTAGCTAATCCAACTTTACCTAATATGAAAGATAGAATTAATGCGGTAATTAAAAAAAGAGAAGGATTTAGACCATTTGCACCTATGGTTTGTTATGATAAGCAATCTATCTATTTTGAATCAAATGAATTCATACCTTATATGAATCAGGTGGTAAAAGTTAAATCTGAGTATAAAGATAAATTACTTGCAGTCACTCATGTAGATGGTACAGCTCGTGTTCAATCAGTTACACCATATAATTCTATTTATAAACTGTTAATAAAATTTGAGGAAAAAAGTGGTTATCCAATTCTACTTAATACATCATTTAATATTAAAGATAAAACTATGGTTTTAACACCACAAGATGCAATGGACACATTCCTAAACACTGATATGGATATATTGGTTATGAATAATTTTATAATAAAAAAAAACAAAATAAAATGAACATTTTTAAATGGATTAAGAAAAGAATTGAAAAGAATAAACGTAAAAAACAATTTGAAAAAAAATTAGAAGAATTAAGGAAAAGAGATCCTTTTATTTATAATCATTAGAATATGAAAGAAAGAAAATATTTACCCACACTATCTGAATTAATTGATAGATTAAGTATATGTCAATTAAAAGAAGTTTTTATTCCTGAACATAAGGATGAATATGCTCAAGAAATACAAGATATATTACATGATATTGATATATGTCTAGAAGAAACTAAAGAGATAACATCTGAGACTATCAGAGCAATAGTAGTATTATCTCAAATGAATTTACATATTTGGTATAATGAAGCCAATTATAGAAAAGGTATTAAAGATGGTAATAACTTGGAGTTAACACATGGATTAAATGGAATAAGAAATACTGCTAAGAATAAAATTCAGGAATGGATTGGCGGTAGAAAAGATTATAAAATAGATTGCTTAGCATCTGAGTTTAAAGATTGGGAGATAAGTTGGAATTCTAAAAAAGACAAATGAAATCACTAAAACATTGGACAACTGACAATTTTGAAGTTTCTTCATATAAATATAATCTATCTGAAAGAGTTAATAAAACTTATAACGGCTCAGGTTCAGATAATACTGGATTATGCACATATACCTATAATGAATTGGGTTTTAGAGGTGATTCGATATATAAAGAAGGTTTCAGAGTTATGTCTATTGGTTGTTCCATAACAGAAGGTGTAGGTGTTAATAATAATGAAACTTGGACCTCAAAATTTTGTAGTCATATACCTAATGGTGTTAATCTTAATTTTGGATTCGGTGGTAGAAGTAACGATTATATTTCTAGATGTTTAATTTCATTCTATGATTTAATTAAGCCGAATTTAGTATTAATAATGTATACCGAAATGCATAGAAGAGAGTTCTTTACAGAAAATGGCGGTATAGAACCGTTTCATATAAATAAATGGGGATATTTCAATGAAACATCAGAAGGCTTAGAACAATATGATGCTTTATTAAGATTATCTAATAATGAAAACGATTTTCAGAACTGGTACAAAAATCATTTACTTATCAAATTTTTTCTAGAGTCTAAGAAATGTAATTGGTTATGGAATGGTTCTTTCATTAAAAATAATTTTACTGATGAATTTAGATTTGACGGTGATTATTATCCTTATATTGATTTTGGTGTAGAAGGTGTACATCCAGGACCAAAAACAAATGAAAAATACGCATTAAATCTTTTTAATTATATACATATAAATTATAGAGATTTTTTATCTATTCATTAAACATTTTTTTTATTATATCATATAATATCATATGATTTATTTATTTACAGGCCAACCAGGCTCAGGAAAAACTTCTATTGGTGGATTATTAGCCTCAAGTATGAAGAATGTTATACATATTGATGGTGATGACCTAAGACTTATATTTGATAACAATGATTATAGTGAAAGTGGTAGAAGAATTAATATAGAAAGAGCGCATGATATAGCATACTTTCTAAGTAAAAAAAATATTAATGTCATAATAACAATGGTTTCTCCTTTTAGAGATTTAAGAGATAGACTTAGATTAAAATTGACTAATATTGATTTTATTGAAATTTATGTGCATACATCTGATCTTAGAGGAAAAGAAAACTTTTTTGTTAAAAATTACGAGAAGCCCTTAGATAATTTTATAGATTTAGATACAACTAATAAAACAGTCGAAGAATCTTTTGAAATTTTAAAAAAATCATTGAAAAATAATGATTTTAATCAATAATGACTTGATTTGGTTATCTGTTCCAAGATGTGCTAGCTACTCTATTGAATCAGCTTTATTTTCATCAGATTTAGATATAAAATACGCTGGTAATCATGATAAATTATTAGAGATAGAGTCTAAGGATAGTAGATATTCTGCACATTTACATTCCACAATAGAATATCTTTATAAATATTTTGGATATAAAGAAACTATCTGTATTTCAAGAGATTGGTTAAAAAGATTACTTAGTGCATTTCAGTATATGTTTACATGTGTTGCTAAAGATGGTTTTACATCAATCGTTAATTTTGAAGATTTGAGTAATGATTTTATTTATCAGAATTTTGATATTGATTTTTCGAATAAATTATATTCAGATGATATCGATGATAAAATTTATTGTTATTCAAAATTTGTAAAAGAAGATATTGAAGAAATAAAAAAAAAATCTGTTAAATATATTTCTGTAAAAGCACTTTCTTCACAAAATTATTATAAATCTAATCAAAAATGCACTTATGAATTTGATATAACAGAATTAGACAAATTTGAAGAATTTATAAGAAATAGATATAATGTTGATTTTAATCTAAAAAAACTAAATGAATCTAAAAAAATAAATAGTAAAATTGTTATTGATGATGAACTGAAGAACTGGCTTTGGAAAGTTTTCGAATATCCATTTCAAAGAAAAATTACACTTATCTAATGAACTTAAAGCCGTTAATATATAAAAATTATTGAAAATAAAATTATAAAGTAAAATATGAAAATATTATTGATTGTTCCACAACTTTGAATCTTTTTGAATTATTGATTAAAAAATTAAAATAAGAATATATTAACAAATCTAACTACGGGTGTATATGTTTTTTATATATGCAAATAAAAAACATTATGGTAATTTATAAAATCACAAATCTTATTAATAATAAATTTTATATTGGACAGGATATTAAAAATGATGATAAATATTTTGGTTCTGGAAAGCTTATTATATCAGCAATAAAAAAATATGGTAAAGAAAATTTTAAAAAAGAAATATTAGAATATTGTACCGATGAAAATCAAATGGATGAAAGAGAAATTTTTTGGATTAAAGAACTTAATGCTACAAATAGAAAAATTGCATATAATATTTGTGAAGGTGGTAAAACATATAGAATAATGAGGGGTGAAAATCATCCTTGGTTTGGTAAACATCATACAGAAGAATCAAAAAAAATAATAAAGGAAAAACGAAAATCACAAAAGATGTCAGATGAACAAAAAGATGTTCTTAGGAAGAAATGGAAAGGTGATGAAAATCCTGGTAAAAATAAATCAAAAGAAACAATAAAAAAACTTAAAGATGCTGCAAAAAAATTAAATAGAAACGGTGAAAATCATCCATATTATGGAAAAAAACATTCAGAAGAAACTAAAAAACATTGGAGTGAAATAAGAAAAGGTAAAAATACTGGTATAAATAATGCAATATCTATGAGATATTTTATAGAAGACCCCAAAGGTGAAATATTAAATATTGAAACAAAGAAAAATGTTAAAGAATATTTAGGATGTAGTGATAATTTTTTTAATTCTAAAAAATATAAAAAATATAAACTTATTGGTAAAGAAAAAATACATGAAAATAAAGAAAAATAAAGAAGAATAAAGAAAATAAATGAAAATTTTACTAATTTGTCCTCATTTATCAACTGGAGGGCAACCTTCTGTTGCACTAAAAAGAATAGAATCTTTAATAAAAGATAATGATGTATATTTGATAGAATACAGACAAATCGCTTGGAGCTTTGTTGTTCAAAGAAATAAAATAATAAAATTATTAGGTGATAAATTTATTTCACTTGGAAATGTTTGGGGTGATAATGAAGAAATTAGAGATAAATTTATAGAAATTGTTGAAAAGATTAATCCAGATATAATACATATGGAAGAAATTCCTGAAAAATTTATATTTGGAATGCGAGAAGAGCATATTCAATGGTTATATAGAGATGCTAGAAAATATAAAATAGTTGAAACTACACATACTTCAACTTTTAATGTTAATGATAAAAAATATTTTCCAGATAAATTTATCTTTGTATCACCTTATTCTGCTCAGGAATATAGTAAATTTGGAATACCCTATTCTGTAGTTGAATATCCTACTGAAAAATTAGAAAAAAACAAAAGTCAATCTATCAAGCATCTTAATCTGGATCCTGAATACTTTCATGTTTTAAATGTCGGATTATTTACAAGAGATAAAAATCAAGGGTATCTTTTTGATATTGCAAAAAAATTATACGATTATAAGATACATTTTCATTTTGTTGGAAATCAGGCTGATAATTTTTCTGATTATTGGAAACCAATAATGGAAAAAAAACTGGATAACTGTTTTATTTATGGTGAACGTGAGGATGTAGAATTATTCTATCAGGCATCTGATTTATTAGTTCATCCTTCAATTTTAGAACTTAATCCACTAGCAATAAAAGAAGCAACTTCATATGATTTACCGGTTTATTTAAACAATTTACCAACATATATCAACATGTATGATTCATATAAAAATGTTAAATATTTGAGTATGGATGTTGATAATGATGCTCAAATGATTCTTGATCATTTTAATATAAAAAGAAAGGATGATAATAAGACTTTTGGTAGTTTATTAATAGATGAATATAAAAATGTATTAGGTGATACTAATAGATATGAACCTGAATATTTGGAGTATAATATAAATTTCACAGATGGTGCTAGAATAGAGGTTTTAGGTACAACTAAATTAAAATTTGGTGTTGAGATATTGGATAAAAATACTAATGATTTAATATACAAAACTGAGTTAGCTGCAAATACTTGGTGTGCAACTAACGCAAAATATTATAAAGAATATAAAATCAATATTAAACATGAAAATACACTGTTATTAACACATAATTTCGATCTTAGAGATAAAGATGTCTTAATTCAATTAGATAGTAAATCAATTGGTGATACTTTAGCTTGGACACCTTATGCAGAGGAGTTCAGGAAAAAACATAATTGTAAAGTTTATCTTTCTACATTCCGAAATGATTTTTTTAGAGATCAATATAAAGATATTACATTTGTAGAACCTGGCTATAATAATCCAGATATTTATGCTAAATATACCATTGGTTGGTATCAACCGATGGATATAAATAAAAATCCTTATGATTATAAAAAGCAACCAATGCAAAAAACTGCGAGTGATATATTGGGATTGGAATACAAAGAAATTAGACCTCAATTAAGAATTCCAGAAGGCGTAAGACCATTAAAAGAAAAATATGTTTGTATAGCACAATTTTCAACCGCAAATACTAAACATTGGCATTATCCTTGCAAAGATAGTAATAAGGGATGGCAAATATTAGTTGATTGGTTAAATGCTCAAGGATATAAAGTGATGATTATAAGTAAACAGAAAACTAATTTACAAAATGTTATTGATAAAACTGGTGACTTTCCAATCGAACATAGAATTAATGAAATTAAACACAGCGAATTTTTTATAGGTGTTGGTTCTGGCTTAAGTTGGCTCGCTTGGGCAATAGGTAAAAAGGTGGTTATGATTTCTGGTTTCTCAAATCCTATTTGCGAATTTCAAAATGATAATATCAATGTACACAATTTTAATGTATGTAATGGTTGCTTCAATAAATATGCATTCGATAGAGGTGATTGGAATTGGTGTCCAGAACATAAGGATACAGAAAGACAATTTGAATGCTCTATCAATATAACACCAGAAATGGTGGTAAATAGAATTTTAAGTTCAAAATTAGTTGAGAATAAAATTCTATTTGATTTTAACAAATATAACATATCAATTAAATTAAATGGTGATGATATTAAAGTTTATTATAACAAAGAAGAAAACAAAATTTTGTTAAACTATAGTAATGAACAAGATACACCAGCAATTAACGTTGATATTAAAAATCCAGACTCAAATAAAATATATCATACATTAGCAGATTTTAAACTAAGTAAACAATATACATTATGGTGCATACCAAAAACTGAACTCCATAAAGAAACAGATAAAATATTATTATCTTTTTACGAAAAAGATAAGATTTTGGATATGGAATTTGAATTATAAAATTTTATATATAATGGAAGAAAAAAACCATTGTATATGAGCTATATTAAAATTCAAAAGATAAAAAAAGAACAAGTTAAAAATCTAATTGAATTACCAGAGAAAGGTTATGTTTATTTAGGTTATGACGATACCACCGTAGGTGGAGATGGTCAAGGTCTCTGGATAATTGATGATGATGGTACAGTATTTTATGTATTAAGTGGAACTGGTTCAGCACCAACTATTACCAGCATATCTCCTGCTGGAAGTTCCTTCGTAGGTGATACAATAACAATTAACGGTACCAATTTTATTAACGGCTCTACCATAGTAACATTTGGTAGTGCATCTGGTACAACAGTAAATGTTTTATCAACAGGTCAATTAACTGTTGTAGTACCTAATAATTTAGGATCAGTTTCAGTTGTTGTAACTACATCATATGGTGTAAGTAACTCTTCTAGCTATACAATTAATTATAGAGATATAAAACCTGTTATAGTTCCACCAATAATACCTGCAAGTGCATCTATTGGTTCTACTATAACCATAGGTGGATACAACTTTGTACCAGGCAGTACTATCACATGGTTTAATGCTACTACTGGTGAAACAAGTGCAACAAGTTCAACAGTTTTATCAGCAGTGGTACCATCTATGGCAACTGGATACACCATAGTATATTTAGAAACACCTTATGGTAAAAGCTCACCACCAATTGAGTATCTTGTTTCAGATAATAATCCTACATTTACTGGATTTTTTCCAACTTATGGATATATTGGTGATACAATTGCTATATCAGGAACTAACTTTAGGCAAGGACAAATACAGGTTCGATTTGGTAGTACACCAGCAACTGATATTACAGTAGTTACACCAGCATATATAACAGCAAAAATTGCAACTGGTACTCCACTCGGCGATACAAATATTAGAGTTCAAAATTTATCATTGTCTGGATTTACAATTTCAGGTTCAACTGCTGGCTTACTTCCAGCTGTTTATTCAATTTTATCAACGGGTGCCACTATTGGTCAAACAGTTACGGTAACTGGTACTAATTTTAATGGAACAGTTTCTATTTCATTTAGTAATGAAGTGGCTACTATACTTTCACAAGAATCAGCAACTCTTTCTGTATATTTAAGTAGTAATTTAGTACCTGGTGTTAATTCTGTGGTGGTTAATAATCAATATGGTTCATCTACACCTTTTGATTATACTATCTCTCAAACAGGCTCAGGGCCAATAATAACAAGTTTTAATCCTACTTCGGCATATAGAGGAAGACCTGTAAACTTAAACGGAAGTAATTTTAAAGTTGGAAGTGGAAATCTTGTTTATTATGGTAATGTTGCAGCTCTTGTTAGTGCTGATGCAACAACAATTCTTGTAAAAACTCAAATTGCAGCATCTTCACCAACAGGAACAGTAGATGTTAAAATTATTAACACTTCTGGTAGTTATACTAAATCAGGATTTGTGATTACTCCATCTGGATCAACACCCACTATAACATCAGTTTCGCCTGTTTATGGTAAAGCAGGAGACACTGTTCATGTTTATGGTACAGTATTAAGTGGTAGTACAATTACATTTGGTACATCATATTCTGGCTCAGGTACAACAACTACTACAATAAGTGATACACATTTAGTAACAACTATACCTTCAGGACTTGTAAATGCAGGTCAAAATAAACTTGTAAACGTGTATGCAACTGGTACTAATGGTACATATACTTATACACCTTTCGAAATTTATTCTGCACCAACATCATATCCTAGCATTCTATCTTTTACACCAATATCAGGACCACAAGGTACATTAGTAACTATGAGTGGAACCTCATTTGCAAAGTATTTTACTGATGCCAGTATCTATATTGCAGGTTCATATTATTTATTAGATTCACAAAGTTATATTTCAGATACTGAAATAAGAGGTTATATACCAGATACATACGGTAATTATGGTGTAGCAACAATTAAAATTGAAACTCCTGTTGGTACCGATCAACAAGCAATATTTACTATCACTGCACCTATAACTAGCACAACTACAACTACGACAGTTGCAGGTACAACAACCACTACAACTGCAGCAGGTACAACAACTACTACCACAACCGCAGCAGGTGGTACAACAACTACTACCACAACCGCAGCAGGTGGTACAACAACAACGACAACAGCAGAACCTGGAACTACAACTACCACTACCGCACCAATAACAACAACTACAACCACAGCTGCATATTTGTATGAAGTTGAGGTTTATACTTGTCCAGCTTGTGGCGCACCAGCTGTTTATGAAATGACAGCAATATATGGAAGCTATTCTTCTGATGACTACTATTATGTTTCAGATTCTGAAAGTCCATTATTTGGTAAGGTAATTAGAATGCTTGGCTTTGGTGGTGCTGGTGGTGATGGTCCTATTCCTGAGCCATTAATCACACCATCTGCTGATTGCGCAACTGCTTGTATAGTATAAATTTATAATAAAATTTAATAAATAATGTTTTATTAATCTAATTAGTAAAACATTATTTTTTTTTATTTATATAAACAATAAAAATATATCTAAAAATGAAGATAGTGTGTGCAACTTTTGATCACAATTATTATTTGTGGCAGTGTTTAGTATTAATTAATAATTTGATGAAATATGGTTATGATGAAGATGCAGTATTTATAATATCAACACAGGATCCAAGTCCAGCATTAAAAGCAATAATTAATAGTCCTCAAATTAAATGTAAATTTTATTTATATAAAGATGAACGTAGAGGAATGAAATATCCAAGTTCATTGCGGTTACATCTTTTGAAAAAATTTTATATTGAACATCCAGAATATTCTAAGGAAACTATTTTTTTAGTGGATCCTGATATCGCATTTACTAAAAAATTAGATTTCTCTGAGATGTTAGAAGATGATTTTTGGCATGTAAGCGATACCAGACTATACATAAGTAGCCAATATATTAAAAGTAAAGGTGGTGATCAACTTTTTAATGAAATGTGTGATATTGTATGTGTTTCGCCAAAAGATATAGAATCGATTGATGATAACGCTGGTGGTGCACAATATTTATTAAAAAATATTGATGTTAATTTTTGGCATAAAGTTTTATATGATGCTGAAAATCTTTATAATCATATGATATCTACCCTATCCATTTATAATAAAAATGGAGCTATTCAGCCTTGGACTGCCGACATGTGGTCTATTTTATGGAACGGTGTTTACTTCAATCATAAACTAAAAATTAATAAGGATCTAGATTTTTGTTGGGCCGTTGATGATATTAAAAGATGGAAAGAAACTTATATTTTTCATAATGCAGGTATTTCCGGTCCAAGTGATACACACTTTAGTAAAATTACGTATCAAATTTCACCCTTCAATCAGGAAATAAAAGTAAATTCAAATAATTGTACATATATGTATGTACAAGAAATTAAAGAAACAGAGAATAATTTTAAGGATATAATTCCAATTTTTGAAGATTTAAGAAATAATACTATACCTCGTTAATCATATTATTTATATAATAATTGAATTAATTCTTCTGTTAAAAAGGTAATCATTTTTTTACCTGGTATAACCTCAACATCAGGTATATTTTTTATAATAGAAAATTTATCGTTACCTTCTATATTTAGATTTTGAATATATTCAAATAACTTTTTATCTTTTTTATGATATTCTTTAAGTTGTTCGACAAATATTTTTAAATTAACACCCATTTTATTATTATATTTGATGCATTGTAATTCATTTTCATCTTTCTCTATAAGAATATACCATAACTTCTTCTTATCAACTTTAACATTTTCTAAGAAGTTATAAGCATTTCTAGCCTTTGTATTTCTTGGCATCTTAACTACTTTACCATAAAAACTCACTTTTTCGTTAGTCATTATAAATATTAATTTTAATTATATATTAACAACTAAAGGTTTCTTTTTTCTAAAAATGATTGAAGTTTATTTAAGATATTTTCATTATATTTTATTCTAATTAATGTGATATTATTATTAGCACAAAACTCTGTCTTAATTTTATCATGCGATTTTATTATTTCTAATGTTTTTTCTCCTCCGAAATACTCTATCGGTTTAAAATGCTGTAAGCCATCATATTCAATACAAATGTTTAATTCTGGTAAAAAGAAATCAAATGGTAAATATCTTTCATTTTTACAATTTTCAAATATGTGCTGAGTACTAAAATTAATGTTATTTCTTTCTAAAAATAATCTTATTTCTTTTTCGCCTTTTGATGAATTACAGTCTAAGCATCCAACACCTCTAATATGAGCACCTGCATTTTGTTCAAATTCACCATGTATAGGGCAAATAATTTTAACTTTTTTACTGCTATGTGTGTATTCTACTAAACTATAATCATAAAAGTTACCGTGTTTTAGTTTTGACAATTCTATAAATTGTTCTGTGGAATATGTTCTTTTTTCATTATAACATTTTGGGCATTTGAACCCTTGTAAATGTGAATTTGCTTTTTGCTCAAATATACCATGTTTTTCACAAATTATCTTTATTTTAGATTGACTATTTTTATAATCTGTTAAAGAATAATCATATAAATTATTGTGAATTATATTTGCTTTTTTAATAAATTCCTCCGTTGAATATTGATATTGTCCTGAGCATTTGATGCATCCTTCACCTCTTAAATGATTTGTTGGCCTTTGTTCAAAAATACCATGTTCCGGACAAATTATTTTTATTTTTTCTAGTGCTGTTTTATAATTAATTTTTGAATAATCATATTTATTATTATGAATTAAATTTGCTTTTTTTATAAATTCTTCTGTTGTATATAGAACATTATTTGCACATTTTGGACAACCTGATTTAGAATTAAGATGTCTATCTGGTCTTGTTTCAAATATTCCATGTTCTTTACAAATTACTTTTATATTAGTTTTATTATTTTTGTAATTTACTAAACTATAATCATAAATATTATTATGAATTTTGTTAGCTTTTTCTATAAATTCTGATAGTGTAGATCTTTTAACACCTGCACATATTGGACAACCTTGACCTCTTAAATGATTGGCTGGTTCTTGTTCAAAAATGCCATGTTCTTTACAAATTATTTTAATCTTTTTTCTGGATTCCTCATATATAACCAGGGCTATTGGTGGTTACCTGCCCCTGGAGAAGGTGTACTCATATTTATTGTCATGTTTAATAATTGCCTTCTCGATGAATTTTTCTTGATTTGTCATAAACTTTTATTTTATATGTATATATAAAAATATATAAGTCGAAAATGCTAAATGACTATAAATATCGCATTAAAAAAATAATAATTTACACATTGTTAGTGGATGTAGAGTATAGGAGCAATAATTTGATCATTTCTTACATAGATAAATCTGGTCAAATTAAGTTAAAGTACAAAAATTGGCCAAGACCCACGAAGTTTATTAAAACAAGTGATGATGATCGCGAAAAATCAGGACAATATGTAACTTGGGATGGAAGTGCTGTAAAAGAAATATACACTAAATATCCAAATAGATATTCAATTTATGATTTTATAGATAATTTGGCTGATGACGAAAAAGAAGAAATTTATAGTTATAACGAGCCTGATATATTCTTCGTTGATATTGAAAATGAGATTTTGGATAAAAAACCAGAACCTCATTTAGCTGAAAGTGCAATTCAAACAATATCTATTGTTAATAAAAATAAGATATTAGTAATTGGTACAGAACCTTTATCACAGAATCAGATAGAATCTATAGAATCTGATATCAATTTACATTTCAAAAAATTTGAAACTAACTACGCATTTAAGTATATTCAGTATAAAAACGAATATGATTTATTAAATAATTTCTTTAATAAATTGGTACCTAAGATGCCTGTTATTACAGGATGGAATTTTATAGAATACGACTGGGTATTTTTAGTGGCAAGAGCTAGAAAAATCGGCATTGATCCTGATGTTGCATCTTTTACTAGAAAAATGAATACTCCTTTTAATTTTAATTCAGCAGGTAAGCAAAACTATGCTGAAATGCCAGCACATAGAGTTATAGTGGACTATATGGAATTATTTTCAAAATGGGATACCTCAGTTAAAGTAAAAGAAAGTTTATCTCTTGATTTTGCTTCCGAAAAAATATTAGGTAAAGAAGTAAAAAAAATTAATTATGAAGGTGACTTAAAAAGACTTCATAGAGAAGATTATAAAAAATTCGTTTATTATAACGCAGTTGACAGTTGTCTTGTTCAGAGAATTCATATAAAAATGAAATATATTGATATTCTGTATAGTATGGCAGTCTTAGGTAAAATTAAAATTAAAGATGCAATATCAACTCTTGCACTAACTGAAGGTATATTAAGAGAAAAATTAAGAGATCAAAAAAATATTGTTCTTGTTAGAGATGAACAAAGTGATGAATATGGTGAAGGCGGTGGTTCATCAATTAAAGGTGGATGGGTTAAGGAACCAGTGAGAGGAATGGCAACCTGGACCTGTTGTTTTGATTTTGCTTCTCTTTATCCTACAACCATGCGTCAATTTAATATTTCAGCGGATTCATATAAAGGACAGAAAGTTAAAGGAAAAAACTATTCCATTTTTAATGGACATCAAATACCGATAGAAGATGATGATATAGTGACTTTGAATGATTCTGTATTTCGGAAGGAGCAGGGAGTTGTGACACAAGTAATGGGTGAGGTTTATGCAGATAGAAAGAAATGGAAAAAAGTAATGATGCAAAAACATGAAGAACTTGAAAAATTGAAAGAAGAGTTAAAAAAATTAGAAGATACTCCTTTGTGAAAAGTGGTAAAATTACCACTTTTTTTATTTATATATAAATTAAAAATTTGTTATGATTTTGTCTAAGTTTGTTAATATTAAAATTTCAAATAATCAAATTAAATATTATAGGGATAAGGGTTATAATGTAAATGACGATAATGAAGTATTATCAGTAAAGGTGTCTGATTTACCGACAGGATCTGGCGTAAAAATAAAAGCAAAGTGTGATATTTGTGGAAATGAAACAGAAATCTCATTAAATAGATATTATTTAAATACTAAGAACTTGTCTACCTATTATGCTTGTAGTAGAAAATGCTCAGAAGAAAAAAATAAGTCTACTGTATTAAGTAAGTATGGTGTTAATAATGTATCAAATTCTGAAATAATAAAGGATAAAAAGATAGAAACTTGTTTAAAAAATTTTGGTGTAGAATATCCTCAACAATCTAAAGAAGTTTTTGAAAAAGGTAAAAAGACTAAGTTAGAAAAATATGGTGATGAAAATTATACAAATATTGAAAAATCTAAAATTACAAATTTAGAAAGGTATGGTGTAGAGTATCCAAGTCAGAATATTGAAATTTCTCGTAAAATGAAAGAGAATCAATTTCTGAGTTTTAAAAATTCTTTTGATAAGGGTTTATATAAGTCTGAAATAATAAAAAAATATAAAAATATTTTTATTGGTTATAAGTCAAATGGACAGTATGAATTTAAGTGTGATTGTGGTCAAGATCATAATTTTACTATTGATTATAAATTATTTTGGAATAGAATTAAAGCAAATAGTATATTATGTACAGAGTGTAATGAAATATCAAAAAATGTTAGTGGATTAGAGATACAATTGGTTAATTTTATATTAGAGAATTATAAGGGTGAAATTAAATTGAATAATAAGGATATAATTTCTCCTTATGAGTTGGATATTTATTTACCTGATTTAAAATTAGCATTTGAATTTAATGGATTATTTTGGCATAACGAATTAAATAAAGAAAATAATTATCATTTAAATAAAACTGAAGAATGTGAGAAACAGGAAATACAATTAATTCATATTTACGAAGATGATTGGATATATAAACAAGATATAGTTAAATCTATAATTTTAAATAAAATTGGTTTAATATCAACAAAAATTTTTGCTAGAAATTGTGATATTAAAAATAACATTAATATTAAAGATGTTAAAAATTTTCTTGAAAAAAATCATATTGAAGGATATATAAATTCTAAAATTAAAATTGGTTTATTTTATGATAATGAATTAGTTAGCTTGATGACATTTGGTAGTCGTAGAATTGCTATGGGTAAAAAGTCAACTAAAGAAAATGAATATGAATTGTTGAGATTTTGTAATAAATTGAATACTAATATTGTAGGAGGTGCAAGTAAATTGTTTAATTATTTTATTAAAAATTATAATCCTTCAATAATAATTACATATGCTGATAGAAGTTTTAGTAAAGGTAATTTGTATAACAAATTAGGTTTTGAATTTGTTGAAAAGACTCAACCAAATTATTATTATATAATTGATGGTATTAGAAAATATAGATTTAATTTTAGAAAAGATAAATTAATGAAAGAAGGTTATGATTCTAATAAAACTGAGCATCAAATAATGCTGGAAAGAAAAATTTATAGAATTTATAATTCTGGTAATTTAAAATTTACATATAAAAATAAACAAAAATATGAAACTTGATAAGGATGAATATGATTTAATCTATAAAAAGTTAGAATATAGATTTAAAAATTCTGGTAATGAACTTGTAAATAAAATTAAAAATCATGAAGATTTATCGGAGGATGATATTAAATTACTTTTGAAAAAATTTGAATATACTTTTAGAAAAAGTAATCACGAAATCATAGGTAAGTTAGCAAAGAATATTGGTTTAGAAAATTATGCTCAGATTAAATTTTCTAATATTAAAGCTAAACAACAGAAAGATATTAGAGATGAGGAAATTAAAAAATTAAAACATATAGAATCTTTTGACATATATAATAATAAAAAAAATTATGGAAATTAAACAGAATAGATGCGACAATTGTATTCACTATCAAAAACAAACAAAGAAAATAGGGTGCTGTGAAACTAATGTAGTTAAAATTTTTGCAACTCCTTTATTTGATAAAAATGGAAAAGAAAAGAAATTTCATATTACAACTAAATGTTCTAATTATTGTGATCTTTATGTTGAAAAGATCTTATAAAAAAATTAATAAATGAATAAATATATTATTGTATCCGTAAATAAATCTGAAGGTAGAGTAGGAAATGATTCTAATTCACTATTAATGTACTTTGAATTAGGTTGGGAAATGGTAACAACACATCTCTTATGTAAGAGATATTATAAAGAAGGTAAAATATCTAAAGATGATGTTATTGTTACACAAAAAGATAGAAAATTTCTATATCAGTCTGTTTTTAACAATGTTATATCATATGAGGAATATTTAGAAATAAAAAAATCAAATCAAGATATTTCGGAATTAAACTTAGTAGAAAAAGTTTTAGAATCTTGTAAAAATTATTTTAATTTGTGTTATTTTGAAGAATATTATACATCAAATAACAATCAAAATAGAGAATATAAATATTTTAATGAGGATAAGGAAATTATAACCGATTTCTTAAAATGTGATACGACAGCAATTCATAATAATAAAAAATATATTTGTTTTGGAATTAGAAAAAGAGATCATGCATCCTTCAGAAACATGAGCGATGAATGGTCTTTTCGTCTAATTAATGAATTAAAAAATTATATTAATATTTTTGTCGTTGGTAAAGATTCTGAAAGATTTTGTGATGGTGTTAAGGTTAAACATGTCAATCTTCAAGAGTATGCATCATTATGTAGTGATCCTCTTTGTATTGCTAATATAGGATCTTTAAGTGGTATTATGTTTATACCTGGATTTTTTTCTAAGGCTAAATATAATATTATAGTAGATTTTGGAGGATCTGGTGATGCTGAAAATGGATATAATAGCGGTCATCCATTATATCTTGCAAAATGTGTCAGATATAGTGAATCCAAATTTATTATTAACGAAAATAATGTAAGAAATATAGCAAGAATAGTGTTAAGCGAACTATAAAAAAAATCCTCTTAAAAAAGAGGATTTTTTTGTTTATTTTAAGTATTCTTTATTCAGTTTATCAACTATTTCGTTGAATTTATTTAATTCTTCTTTCTGCTCAATAGGTGGTTTTACAGCATCTTTAATACTAATTTCAACTATTTTTGTGGGTTCATCTAAAGATTCAACATAAACTTTATTACCTTCGATTCTATTAATATAGCCTTTAACTTTCTCAGTATTAATAAATTGTCCAGCATTTAATATTGGTCTTTCTTTTGGTGTCTTTGGATCAATTACAAAATTATTAAACCAAGCAATTTTTTTATTTTCTTGATCTTTAACGGCTCCAATACCAAATAACGGATTTGATTTAGGCTCTTTTTCTTCACCCAATATTGTATATTCAGGTTGTTTAACCTCTTTTTTATCAACATCTTTAAGACTAAATGCTTCGAATGTTTTAACATTTTCATCAATATCATCTTCATCTTCAAATTCAAGTACATTATCATCTTCTAAATTATCTAAATCATCAGTATCTAGACCTTCTAGATCTTCTAAATCTTCATCATCTAAATCTTCAACATTATAAAATGCTTCAAATTTTTCGACATCTTCTTTTAAAATATCTTTTGCAACCTCGGTTCTTTTGGTTTTTTTAGATTCTTCTGGTTTCCAATTTTTATCAAAATCTTGAAAACTTAATACATTATTGATTTTATTTTCCATAATTTCTTTTTTATTTTCTTTAACTAATGGTTTATTAACTAATTTTGATTTAAATGCGATTGTTTGTAATTTATTATCACGCTTAGAAAATTCTTCCCAAGATTCAATTCCCATATCGACTGGATTACCTATGTATTGTAAATTTGGTAAGTTTTTATTCATTCTATCATTTACGGTTAAATCACCAATATCTTTTCCTTTGGTTTCTTCTCGCATTTTTTTCAATTGTCTAACGGTTGTTTCTCTCGGTAACATATAAAAAATTTATTTATGGTATATATAAAAAAACTAATTTCATTTTTTTTAATATAAAACCAATATAAAAAACTATATATTTTAATAAAATAATGTTTTTTGATGAAAGAATGTTTCGTAATCACTTCATATTGTAATACGCAGGATAGAGTTGAAGAATTAATAAAATGCATAAATAATTTAAAGAATTTTAATATAGATATATTAATTCATGCTCACTATCCTTTAGATTTACAAGTTCAGAAGCTTGCAACTTTCTACATTTACGATTCAACCAATCCCATCATCAGAGATGGATCAAAATCAATTATAAGATGGAAGTGGTATAAAACAGCAAATAAATTATTAACTATACCTAATCCTGATTATTCATATGCTGTTATGAATCAATGGGTTGAGTCTCTTAAATTTCTAAAAGCCAAAAATTATGAGAAAATACATATAATTAATTATGATACCTTCATTAGTGATTTTGTTTTTAGAAAACATCAAAATTTTCTTGATGAGTATGATGCGGTTTTTGAATATACCAATATGAAGCCTAGAGATTTCTCAGCCAATCAAGTATCTGATGAAAATTTAATATTTATTGTATTTTTTTCTATTAAAAAAAGTTTTGTAGATGTTTTCACAAATGAATTAACTCTAGAAAAATATTTAGCATCTAGAGATACGATGCTAGAAACTTATATAATGGAAGTAATCAAAAAAATTGAAGAAAGAGGAAATCAAAAAAATATATCAATAGGTTTAAATTCGTATAAAATAAAGAAATTTGATGATTCACAATTTAAACTTCATCTAGGAGATGCTGTGACTAAAAATTCAATTGAAAAGAAAGAAGATAATGATGTATATACTACTATATCAGAAGCTAATGGTTTCGATCTAATTAAAAAGAAATATAAAGATGAATTTGGTAACGAACATGATTGGTTTTTTATTTTTGGTGGTAGCAATCATGAGCATAATAGATTTGAGATTTTATTTTTTGAAATTACTAAACCAATAAATAAAATAGTAATTAGTATAAAAGATGAAACTATAACCGCATTTAATATAACAGAAAAATATCATTCAATATTAACTAATTTCACTATAAATGAAATAACAAGAATAATAGATAATAAACAACTATCAATTTCAATTAATGATGAGCCGGTACAAGATAATATAATTAATGTTATGAAATTTCAAAATATTCAGCCTAAATTTGATTAAAAAAATATATTAAAATGATAGATAAGTATGCATATGGTAGATATAATTATATTAATGAAATATCAGATTATAAAAATGTAGATATTTATTCAAATATTATTCTACAAATAGTTAAAACAACCAATTGTAAAAAATACTTAGAACTTGGTGTAGCTGATGGTAATAATATTCATTTTATTAGAAATAGTGTCGAAAAATGTGTTGGTGTTGATATCTTTGATAAATTAATAGATAAAAATAATATAGAATATCACTTGATGACGACTGATGAATTTTTTTTAAGAAATACTGAAACATTTGATATTATATTTATTGATGCCAATCATGATTGGCTTTATGTGAGAAGAGATTTTGAGAATTCGCTAAAAATTCTAAACGAATTTGGTATTATATTCTTACATGATACAGATCCAATTCATCAAATAATGTTACTACCTGGATATTGTTCAGATTCATATCATATACATGATTATATTTATTCAAATCATCCAGAGTTAGATATAGTTACTCTTCCAGTATGTGATATGGGATTAAGTATAGTTAATAGAAAAAAAGATAAAAGAATTTCTAAGTTTATATGATAACTAAGTATGATGATACAGATTTCGTGTATGTGACATGTGGTGACTTATATTATATGGATATAATAGAGAAGCTTGTAATTTCTTTATCTAATGTATCATCTAGAAAAATTATAGTATATGGTATAAATTGTAAAGTACCTTTTGATTATCCAAATTTAATAAAAAAAGAACTTATATTTCCAATAAAAACTAGTCATGATAAATGGTTTTGGAAACAACAGGTCTGTATAGAGTCACTAAAAGAAGGATTTGATAATTATATTTGGATGGATGGTGATATAGTAGCAAATATAAATATAGAATTAGCATCTAATTATTTTTCTCAAATAGAAAATTATCCAATTGGTGAAATTCATGTACATGATGAACAAATTATTAGATCTCCAGATGGTTCAGCTCAACATATGGGTGAAAAAATATGTGAATATTTTAATTATCCTAGAAAAATTCTCAAAAAGGATCTGCATGCTTGCTTCTTTCTTTATAATAAAAATTGTGAATGGTTTTTTATGGAAATATTAGATATTTTTCATGACATTTATAATAAAGGTTTATATGATAAATTATTAGCTTGGAATGATGAAAGTCTTCATAATTTTATGCATAATAAATATGGATTTACAAAAACTTTACCATTATCTAATTTATCGCTCCTTTGTCAACACGATAAATATAATACAAATTCAAATATTTTAAAGTTTTTTTATACTTATTGGAATGGAAAAAGTCCAAATAATTTCGGTAATAGATGGGGATGGAATTATATTCCAGAAGATAAAAATCAAGTCTTATATTTTCACGAAAATAAAAATTTAAAAGATGCTGATGAAATGATAGAATTTATTAAAATGAAAATGAATGAAAGTTTTAATAATTCAAAATCATTTTTTATAAATAAATATAAAGTAATAAGTTTAGAACAAGATAGATCACATTCAGAACTAAATCAAAAATATGACGAATGTAGACTTTTTGAATATAGAGAATTACTAAATATAAATTCTGGTGATATTGTTCTCGATATAGGTGCCGATATAGGTTTTTTTGAAAGATATTCGTATCTAAAAATGAGTTCAAAAATTATATGTTTCGAATCAGATTTAGAAAAATTTGAATTATTAAGATTAAATTCTTATAAGAATACGATTCTTTTTAATTCAGATATATCAGATGAAGTTAATGAATATTCATATACCATAGATTATTTATTTAATGCTGGATTAATAGATAATATCGATTTTTTGAAAATAGATAATATGGGTAAAGAAGAAAAAATTATTAATGGTATTAACGAAACTAATTTATCAAAAATTAATAAAATATCAATAAAATGGTATAATTTTAATGATATGAATGACGAACAAAAAAATAATATTGTTCAGAACTATTTAAAAAGAGGATTTAATTGCTGGGTAAATTTAAATCCTGGTTTTGCTATGATATATTTTTATAAGCAGTAAAAATTAATATAAATTATAATGATTAAAAATAAAAGAATTTTTATAACTGGAGGTGCAGGTTATCTCGGAACAAATATTGTTAATAGATATTATGACAATAATGAAATAACAATCTATTCTAGAGATGAAGCTAAACATTACTATCTTAAAAAGAATTTCCCAAAAGTAAATTGTATTATTGGTGATGTTAGAAATTTTGATTTATTAAAAAGAGCATCTAAAAATCAAGATATTGGAATATTTGCTGCCTCTCTTAAACAAATTGGTGCAGTAGATCAAAATTATGAAGAATCCGTTAGAGTTATTATAGATGGTGCTATAAATTCTCGTAGATGTGCAGAAGAAAATGATATGGAGTCCGCCTGCTTTATTTCTTCTGATAAATCCAGAGCTGCTACGACACTTTATGGATCTATGAAATTTGTTGCTGGTGAATTATTTATAGTTAATTCAGAAAAAAGTTCTACTAGACTATCTTCGGCTATTTATGGTAATGTTTCTAATTCAACTGGAAGTGTTATACCATTAATTTGGGATAGTATTAAGAATAATTATTCATTAACATTGTATTCAGAAGAAATGACTAGATTTATGTTAGATGTTGATGATGCCATTGATGTTATAGAAAATGCACTAGGAGTAAATGGTTATAATGTTATACCTAATGCTAAAAGTTTTCTTATTAAGGATTTATTTGAAATTTTCAAAGAGAAATTCGAATTAAAATATACTCTTGGTGAACCTAGAATTTCTGAAAAAATTCATGAAATTATGATAGCAAAAGAAGAATTACCAAGAACATACTATTCAAAAGATAAAAATTGTTATTTTATGCATTATCTTGATATTCAAAAGAATAATATGGTTGGTAAATTTGTTGGTGATGAATTTTGTAGTCGAGATTTTACATATTCAAAAGAAGAGCTGAGCCAGATTTTATTAAAAAAAGATTTCTACAAAGTATGAAAGAATGCTTTCTAATCGGTGCGTATTGTCATACAGAAGAAAGATTGAATGAATTAAGGAGATGTCTAAGTAATTTAAAAAAACACAATTTACCAATTCTTATTAGTTCTCATTATACATTACCTGCAGAGATAATCAAAGAGGTTGATGGCTTCGTTTATGATCCTGATAATGAAATTTTATATCAAAAAGATTTTGCTAAATATCAAACAGGTTTTTGGTATTTTTATGAAGATAGTAACATTAGAATAGATAAAGCATTTGATTTTCATCACGATTATGCATTTTGGACTCAACTCAGAAATGGATTTGCTTTAGCTAAGGATAAAGGTTTTGATATGGTTTATTTTTTAGATTTTGATGTTGAATTGGATGATGAAACCTTTTCTGAAATCAGAGAAGGTTCAAAAAATTATGATTCTTGTTCTTATCCATTAGCAGATTTTATGTATTTAGTTGTTTTTTCTTGCAACCCGAATATTGGACTTAAAGTGACAGAAAGTATACCTACATTTTACGACTATTTTTATAATAAACCAGGTGAAACTAATGTTGAGAAAGTTTTTCATAGAGGCTTAATGGCAAATAAAGCTAAAATTAATTTAATTTCAAAAAAATTAACAGAAAAATCTAATTTTCAAAACTTTACATCGGCTTTAAACTATATAAATAATAATTATTTTATAGATAATAAGAGATTAGTCGCTGGTATTTTTCCTTGTTGTGATGAAAGTGATAATATTTATTTATTTTCAAATATTGTTGATAATTCAAATAATTTTACAATTTATATTGAATATAATGGATGTTTTATAAAAAGAGAGCAACTTCTTACACTATTAGGTAAAAATAAAAATAATAAATCTATAAATATATATGCTGATGGTAAACTTTTTTATACTAAAACTATTGAAAATACCGAGCAATTTAAATCAATGAATATATTAAAAATAAAAAATAAATTATGAAAATATTAATTTTAGGACACAATGGCTTATTAGGAAATATGGTATATTCATATTTCACTTCTAAGAATTATGATATAGTTACAACAGATTTAAGATGGCCTGATGAGGATTTTAAATCATTTGTTTCCGAACAAAAAGTTGATTATATCATTAACTGTATTGGTATGATACCTCAAAAAAAACCTAGTGATGATCTCTATAATTTAATAAATTATGAACTACCAATATGGCTTGATTCTCTCGGTGTTAAGATTATACATCCAGACACAGATGAACCATCAGATACACCTTATGGAGAATCCAAAGAGATGGCTAGACAATCTCTTTCAGATAACACTAAAATTATAAAATCATCTATTATAGGCTTTGAAAAAGAGGGAAGTTATTCTTTTCTAGAATGGTTTTTGAATTCAGAAGGAACAGTTAATGGATTCACAAATCAATATTGGAACGGAAATACGACTTTAGAGTGGTCTAAATGGTCAGAAAAAATAATGAAAAGTTGGGATCTCTATAATCATGTTACAATTTTATCAAATCCATACTGTCTATCCAAATATGAAATTTTAGAGAAGATTAAGCAAATATTCAATAAGGATATTGAAATTGTACCTGTAGAGTCTTCTATATCAAAAAATAATTGTATGCAAGGTGATTTTATGACTCCAAATTTAGTCATTCAATTAAAAGAAATGAAAAATTTCTATTCTAAATAAATAAAAAACTCTGATTAATCAGAGGTTTTTTTATTTTCTTCAATTTTATTTATTTTTGCTTTCCTGTCAAGTAATAATTTACTTTTTTTTGTTAATTCTATATCAGTATAATCCCTTCCACAGAGAGGACATTCTATTGCTATTGCTAACAACTTAACCAATAAGCTTTGATATTTGTTATCTCGAAAAGGTGGTTCAAAAATGCATCCGCAATGTTTACAAACGTATTCCATTATATATGACAATCTACAACTGTTAATAACGTATCTTCTGGCAATGATAATATAAGTTTATTAAATTCTTCTTTCCAATTTTCATTTTCATGTATAGAAATACCCCACCATCCCATTTCACCTTTTTCATACCATTCTCCTTCTTTTAATAATGCATATGTTGAAAAATCAGAATTTCTTTCAATATATGATTCTTTGGTATCATCTTTCTTCACATCATACATCCAATAAACATCATCATTATTATTAGCAATTTTTGCTTCAATTTCAACCCAATTTTTTTCTAGATTCTCTAGTTTTTCTTTTTTCATACCTTCAAAATCAATATCGCAAATTCTGGCACTATCTGCATAACCTATTTTAGCATTTTCTGTCATTAAACCAGGACGACCTACATAAACATCTTCAGGGTATTTAGGATTTTCTTTAATTTTGAGCATTCCCGTCCACCTACCACCTATTGAATACCAATCCCATTTTGAATTTGGATTTGTATATCTTCCCCACATTTCAGTTTCTCCGATAGTTTCCTTAATATATCCATGATATGAGTTTGCAAAATCATCTATGTTTTTATAATATAGATCAGGACTTTCATCTTTTACTCGCAAGAAATCCTTTTTCATTTCTTGTTGATTCATTTCTGAAATGAATTCTGCACGCGGATCATTACGCATTTCGTTCTGATTCATTGATTGTTCAAGTTCATAAAAAGCATCTAATTGCTCTTCAAAATTTTCACCAATAACTAAAACTGTAAAATGTGACATATTTTATGTATTTATTTTATATTATATATTTATTTTTTAAAGTAATTCATTCGCTAAGTTTGCTAAATCTGATCTTTCACCTTTTTCTAATGTTACGTGTGAATATAGTGAATGACCTTTTATTTTATCTATCATATGTGATAAACCATTACTTTGTGCATCAAGATAAGGTGTATCAATTTGTTGAATATCACCAGTAAATACCATTTTTGTACCTTCACCAGATCTTGTGATGATTGTTTTAATCTCATGTGGAGTTAAATTTTGTGACTCATCAATGATGAAAAAAACATTTGATATGCTTCTACCTCTTATGTACGAAAGTGGTGCAATGATAATTTTTTCATCCTTAATACATTCATTTATAAATTTAAATTCCTTGTCAGCTTCTCTAAATTGGCTTTGAATAAACTTGAGATTATCAAATAAAGGTTCCATAAACGGTTGAAGTTTACTATCCAAAGTACCAGGTAAAAATCCTGTATCACGATTACTTAATGGAACGATTGGTCTAGCAAGAAAAATTTGTTTGAAATTTCTTTTTTGATGAAGGGCACTAGCAAGTGCTAAAAGTGTTTTTCCTGTTCCTGCAACGCCCTGAAGTGAAACTAATCTAACATCATCATTTAATAAAGCATGCAGAGCAAATACTTGTTCGGAGTTTCTTGGTGTGATTTTATAACAAGTTTGTTTATCAATTTTTTCAACCTTTTGTGTTTTTGCATTGAAATATGCCAAAACCGAAGAAGAACTACCCTTGATGATTAAATAATGATTGTTTTCAGTATTTTTTAATGATATGTCTCCTGGAAGGCAGAATCCTTCTTTATAAATATTTGTAATAAGTGCATCATCTACACCTTCTATTGTTGATTTTCCTGTGAATAAATCTGAAGTATCTTTTATTTTACCTGTTAAATAATCCTCAGAATTAATATTTAACGATTTTGCTTTTAATCTTAGATTTATATCTTTTGTTACAAGTGTAATTTTTTTATTTGGTTCTTCATTTATTAAAGTGAGAGTGGCATTGAGTATATGATGATCTGGCTTATTATCTTGAAAAATTTTAATAGCATTAATCACAGGATTTGGATTTTCTGTCATAATAACTTTAAATCTACCCTTACTTTCATTTAAGGTTACCCAATTATTAAGAGTGCTCTTAAGTGCGATTTTATCTATACTTCTGATAAATTCTCTTGCTTCAAAATTAATAGTGTCATTTCCCTTTTTAAAATTATCTAATTCTTCAAATACCGTAATAGGTATTGCTACATCATTATCCTCAAAATTGAAAATTGCATTGTGATCATAAAGAATCACTGAGGTGTCTATTACAAAAATTTTATTACTTTTGGATTTAGTCATTATTATAAATTATTTTTTCGATTATATATTTGATATGTGTGGTCAAATTCATTTTTATCATCTTTAGACTTGAATTCTTCTGATACTAATTTCCATTCATTTTCGTTTATTTCCGGAAAAAATGTATCACCATCTATATTAACATGAACTTTAGTTAAGTATATAGAATCAGCATATTTTAAGAATTGTTTATAAACCATTCCACCTCCTATGATAAAGATGTCATTATCAGAATCTTCATGTTGTTTAGTAGAAGCAATAGCAATTTCTAAAGATTCTGGTACACTACGAACAGTAATTGCATCTTTTGCAATAAATTTAGGATCATCTGTTAAAACAATATTTACACGATTTGGTAAAGCGCCATTAGGTAAAGATTCAAAAGTCTTTTGACCCATTATAACAGTATTCCAAGAGGTTAATTCTTTGAATCTTTTAAGATCATTACTTAATTTCCATAATAACTTGTTATTCTTACCTATGACCCAGTTTTCGGATACGGAAACTATTATGTTTATCTTCATTCTTATAAATTTTTATTATACATATAAAATATGGTAATTAAAGTTTAAATAAAAAATGTGGATATCTTTATCCACATTTTTTTTATTTTAAAGTTATTGTCGGTGGGTTGTTTCTTTTATGATTGTTTATAACAATTCTTTTTTCAATTTCATCAATCACATTATCTTCAAAGCTAATTTTAGCTTGTTTGGCTCTAAATTTCATATTCTCTCCATGATTCTTATATCGATTAATATTGAAATGATCAGTAAGTCCTTCACGAAATTCCAAATATTTATCAATTTCTTTATAAGTAATACCGATTTCACTTTCATCTGTCTGTCCATCAAATAATCCAGCTGATGGAGCACGATTGATAATTTCTTCAGGAATATCACATAATTCTCTTGCGATTTCATAAACTTCATATTTAAATAAATCAGCAATTGGCTCAACATCAACACCAGCACCACCATCACCTGCTTTTGTGTAATATCCTAAGTATTCTTCTGTTTTATTGGTCGTTCCAAGAACAAGACAATGATTTGCTTCTGCATATGCACGAATGGCTGTCATTCTAAGTCTTGCCTTAATATTAGAAAGAACTAATTTACCTTCAACTGATGTGACATTTTTGATATTTTTGAATAGATCTTCAGCAGGTATATCTAACCTGACTGTTACAGTTTTAATATCAAGATTATTAGCTAGTTCAGTTGCTAATTTTACATCTTCAGTTCTATCTCTTTCACCGGTGATTGTACATGGTAGAAGAATTCCAAGTACTTTTTCTTTACCAACAGCTCTAACAGCAAGTGAAGCAGAAACTGCGGAATCAATTCCACCACTAAGTCCTATTACATAGCCATCAAAGCCTTTTTCAGTGGCAAATTCAGATAACCATGTTGAGATTTTGTCTATTTTTGTCATATAGTTTTTATTTGATACAAATATAAGAAAATTTTATTAAATAAAAAAACGATATTTTTTATTTAATATATAGATAAAATAATTTTAAGTTATTAAAATTAATATATAGAAGAAAAAATAATTTTTAAAAAATGGCAAAAAATATTTTAAGTTTAGATGATTTCAAAAGTAAGAAATCCGTTAAGGAATCAGTTGTTGAACCAGTTAACGAAATGGTAGAAGCTATTGATGATTTCTATAGAGTTAGTTTAGATGTTGATCTTCCTAAATCATTAATTAGTTCGTTTATCAAAAAAGTTAAAGAAACTACTGGTAAAGATCTTAGAGCTGAAATGGGTGAAAAAAGATTAGCTGAGAGATTAGTTCAATGGGCAAATGAAAATTATATTAATATAGAAAATCTACCTGTTGAAATTGTTACTGGTTCTGACAAAGCACCTGTACAGGCACAAGCTCAGGCTCAGGCTCAGGCTCAGGCTCAGGCACAAGCTCAACCACAAGAAGAATTACAAGATGAAACTCAGGTTCAGGCTCAACCACAAGCACAATCTCAACCTATTCAGAACACTGAAGCACAAAAACCAGCAGTTCATGTTCAAGGTCAAGAGCAAGCACAAACAGCTGCAGCACAAGTACCTGCACAGGAAATTTAATTATGTTATTAAATAATCAAAAAATCCGAATTTATTTCGGATTTTTTGTTTTAAAAACGACTTTTAATTATTAATATATACTAAAAATAAATTAGGCACATGTCTCTTAGAAAGTATAGTGATTTTGAAAAAACATCTGAAGTTAATAGTGGTCCTATTAAAGAAGATGTATTATTGAGTCCGAACGATAAATCTAATATTGGTATTGAAATATTAGAAGATAGAATTATTAAGTTTAACAACTTTAATCTCAAAGATATTTTAGAAACCTTAAAAAATAAATATTCTGAAACTGATTATTATTTTAGAAGTAAAGATAATGAATTGCACGTTGTTAAGTATAATGAAAAATTAAGTATTAATATTAACGATTTTGTTAATTCTTTATTGAAGTTTTATTCTACTAAGCCTGGCATTAAGAATATTACAGATGGAATTAAGGTTAAAGGAAATGGTAATTTTTGTATTATTGAAAACCTTAAATCTGTTTATAGTGAGAGACTTATAGATGATTTGACAAAATTATTATCAAAAAAAAAGGATGATTTTAGATAAAAAAATAGAAGTTACTATAATTAATCATAACATTCAACATTATAAAGATTTAGGTTTTGACGTTAAATGTAAAGATAAAATTTTTGTTAAACCGCAAGAATTAACTTCTGGGTCTCATTGTAAAGTTAATTGTTCATGTGACGAATGTGGATATGAGACATTTATTAAATATCAGGATTATTTGAAGGCTTTTAACAAGAATCAGAAATATACTTGTGAAAAATGTAGACAGATTGAATTTTCAAATTTTAATAATACTAAAAAGCAATTGATGAAAACAAATAGAATAACTGCAGTTAAAAAAAAATATGGTGTTGATAATATGTTTCAAGTTGAATTTGTGAAAGAAAAAATGAAAGAAACATTTATAAAAAAATATGGTGTCGAGCATCCGTCACAAAATGAAGTTGTAAAAGAAAGATTAAAGCAAAATAGAATAAAAAATGGTACTCAAGTATCAGACGATAATCTATCTGATTATGAAAAATATAGAAAAAAAGTTAGTTACTATACACGTAAATATAAAAAGGAACTTTATAATAATTGGAATGGTTTAGATTATTATGATAATGAATTAATTATTGAGAATAGAAAATATAATTTTAATGATGAGAGATATTTAACAATTGATCATAAGATTTCAGTAAAAAAAGGTTTTGAAAATAATATAGAACCAATCGTTATTGGTAATATAAACAATTTGTGTATAACAAAAAGATGTAATAATTCATCTAAAGGAAGTTTATATGATATACCAAAAAGATTAAAAAATTAAAAACATATTATGATAATAAATTTTAAATTATTTGAATCCGCACCTAGAATACCTAAAAGTGAGGAATACTGGAAAAAGAAAGGAAAATCCGGCAAAAATATATGTCTTATATTTCACGATGATATGGATGGTATAGTTTCTGCTATTATAATGAAGAATTATTTAATAAATCAAGGATTTAAAATTAAACAATATGGTATTATAAATTATCAAGAAGGATGGCAAGCATTTAGTATTAATCCCGAATTAATAACAATTGCTTTGGATTTTGCTAATGATATACCTGGTGTTGATGTATATGTAGATCATCACGGAAAATTTTCTGAAGAATTAAAATTAACTCAAAAAAGAGCAAGTGTAAAAACTGAGACAGGTTCGGCTGCCGAAGGTATTGCTCAACAAATAGGCGTACCATTTTCAAAAGAAACAAAAGATTGGATTGATATGATAGATTCAGCAAAATATAGTGAATATGATGTTGATATTAGAAGTATTCTTGATTTTGATTTGTCAACCATAGCAAAAAGTGAAAATGCAAAACTCAATTTTGCTGCTGCTATGAATCAATTAATAAAAAGAAGTGATGATAGAACTTTCATTGAAGTAGTGAATGCATGTAATCAACCTTCAATTTATAATATCTATAGACTATTTAAATTATTTTATCCTAAAAACAATCCAGATACAAAAGGAGAAGAGCCAGAATTTGTTTCATCTGGACGAGAAAGATTACGTCAGATGGAATTAAGAACTAAGGGTAGAGGTTTTGAAGAACAAGGCTTTGATAAAAAAGGTAATAAGATTAGATATACCGACCAACTAGATTTTTGGCGTGATTTTGCTAAAAAATTACCTTATACTGATGTGGATCCTGATGGTTATGCGATTGAAACCGGTAAGGTGAAATTTCAATTAAAACCAGGTGTATATCAAATTATTGGAAATCTAATGTATGTTCCTTCTGGTACATGGTCTAATGCACTTAGAGCAAAAGCACTATTTCATCAGGATCTTGATAATGGTATTGTACCTGATGATCCTAAATTAAATTTTGTCTTATTACAATATGGAAACACTTTACAAATTGCTGATTTAAGAACAAAAATTAAAAGTATGAAAGAAGAAGATTTACCTAAGGATAAAAATGGTAATCCAATTGATGATTTAAGCAAATATTGTGAATCTTTACTTAAAAATTTTCAAGTTTATTTGGGATATAAAGACGATAGAACTGTTTCAGGTGGACATTATGGTATTGGAACGATATCAAATATCTTTGGAAAATGTAAAAGAAGTCCATATCAGGGTGTTAAATATTTAGATATGTTTAAAAATAAAATTATTAATGATATATCTGGTGTTAAATGGAGTATAACGATGCCTTGGAATGAAGAGGAAGAAAGAAGAAGAACAGTTAAACCTGAAGATATTAATAAAAAACTTATGGATATAGATAGACTTCGTAGTGAAGAAGAAGCGAAAACTGAAAAAAATGAAAAAGAAATATTAAATTATTTAATATCTAACGATATAGAAGAAAGAGAATATATTAAAAAATTTAAGAATCCTGTAATGAGAAAAATTTACGATATCTGGTTAGAAACTCACTTTAATGAAATTGAAAATGGATCTATTAATTCTAGAAACCTGGGTTCATTGCGTTTCAATGCAGATGGTAAAAATCGTTTAGAAGAAAGTGAATTATTTCAAAGGGTAGTTGAAAAATTTGGTTTTGATGATCTTTATGTTCAACAAGAGGCTGGAAAACCAAAAGTAGATCCAACTCTTAATCAAAGAAGACAGAGAAATGAACTTAAACGAACTTTTAGACTTATGTTTGACATTTACGAAGATAAATATCTAAGTAAAGATAGTGAACAGAAGTTTATGAAATGGCTTAAAAATTAAATACATTAATCATAAAAAAGAGCCGAAAGGCTCTTTTTTATTTTCTTTTATCTTGAAGAATTTTATCAATAGATTTATTAATATCTCTATCCGTAATTCTCATGTCTCTAAATTTAGTTTTATCCTCATGCTCTCCTGTATTTATCTCTTTCAGTTCACCTTTTAATTCTCTAAAAAATTCTTTCATATTTTTTTGAAGTTTGTACAGAGCCTCAATACCTTCTTTCATTTCTCTTTGAAATAGTGATACAGCTGTATATAAATCAGCATTTACACTACCATTATCAATTTGTCTCATTAAATTAATTAAACCTCTTTTAGAGCAGGAAATAGAAAATTTTAAATCAGAAAGAGCTAACGCATCATTTGTGATAATATTATTTATATTTTTGTTTTTCATAGTTTCTTCATCTAAATATAAATTAGCAAGACACTCTAATGTTTCTTTAGATTCATCTCGTATTGTTTCTAAATCTCTCTCATAATCATGCATCTCAATACTCATATTAAGATCCACTCCGTTCACCTCCGGAAAGAAATCAGATGGATTAAAGTCTAATTCATCTTGTACTTCTTGAATTTCATTTTTTAATTGCTCTATATTTTCTTGAAAGTGTTCTCTATAATCACTCGGTTTAGCATTATCCTTAGACATAAAAAATAGTTTTATTTTTTTAATATATATATAAATAAAATAAGATTCAATATGAAATATATCAAGTTTTTTGAAGCTGTTCTAAGAAAGCACCAAGGTGGTAACCTATTTTCCAATAATCATAGATTTCCAAATCTACCTAAAAATTGTCCAATGATTGATATTGATAATATTGGTAAGATTAATAATGCTATTAGTGCTATTATAGAAGATAAATATACTTTTGAATCATCTCTAGGTAATCCAATAACGACTAAAACTTGGCAGAAATCACAATTTCTTAATATATGTGAACTTACGGGTCTTGATCTAATATTTTACGAAACTAGTACAAAAATTGCTAAAAAAGCAATAAATAATTATAAATCAATTGATTATAATAATTATAGTGATTTTGATGTTATTAATACTTCAGATAGAATTTATGTAGAAATTAGAAACAATACTCCTGCTGCTTTGATGTATAGAACAGAAAATTTAAGAGCTGAGAAATTATTAAATGATCAAATATTTCAAATTTCAAAGCAATTAGCAGATTTATTAGAAGTTGATTTGTATTTGGTTAATGATTCAGTTGGTGTAGATAAAAAAATATATATTAAAAAATATCTATCAAATGAGCATGTTATTATTCAGAATCCTTTTAATAGTAAAGATTGGATTGATGCATATGATAAACTTAAATTATTGTAAAAACTAATTAGTATTATGCAAAAATATAGCAATAAATTTTCAGAGCCAATTACAAAAGAAATAATTAAAGATCAATTAAGAACGGTAATTGATTTTCCTAAACCTGGTATACATTTTAAAGATATATCTCCTATTTTAAAGGATCCTACTTTGGTAAGATATATCGTTAATGATATTGTAAATCATATTAAAAACGATAATATTGATATTGTTGTTGGATTAGATGCTAGAGGTTTTATTTTAGGACCTATGATAGCAGATAAATTAGATATTGGATTTGCTATGATTCGTAAAGCTGGTAAACTTCCACCTCCTTATGTTCAGAAGGAATATGATTTAGAGTACGGGAAAAGTAAAATTGCAATATCACCAGATATTATTCAGGAAGGAATGAATGTACACATACATGATGATCTCTTAGCTACCGGAAATACAATAATAACAACTATTAAGCTAATTGAGGATTTAGGATCTATGGTATCGTCTATTTCAGTAATTGTAGAGTTATCAGAATTACATGGTATTGATAAATTAAAAAATTATAAAATTTATTCTTTTTTAAAAATTTGATCTAACTTTTGAACTAAATTAATAAGAATTAGATATGATGAAAATATATAATTAAAATAAAATTAAAGATTGAATGATTAAGAACTATAATTTATTTTTATTAAAAGAAAATGTGAAATTATCAAGTGATGATATTATTGATATTATTAAATCATTAAGCACTGATGATAAGAATTCTAAATTAGTCAACAAATTAGTAAATTATGTTGATGAACAAGGTAAAACTATATTAATGGATTTAGTTCAAAAAAATAAAATTGATTTAATAGATTATATTCTAAAATTTAATATTGATATTAATCATAAAAATAAAAAGAATGAAAATGTTCTTTTTTATTGTAAGAATATCAATATGTTTAATAAATTTTATAATATGGGAGCAGATAGTACATTAATCAATTCAGATGAAAGAAATATATTATTAGTGTTATCAAATAAAAAAATTTTTAATGTAGATTTATATAAAAAATTAATTAATGATGGTGTTGATATAAATAAAAAAGATTTATGGAACAATAGTATTGTATTTTATAGTATTTATAATCAAAAAATATTAGAATTACTTATAAGTGAAAATGTAGAATTTGATAATATTAACACTCTATCAATTATTAATGAATTATTTAATAGATTCAGATATTGGGATAAAGATAGAAAAATGATAATTAAAAAAATTAAATATTTATTTGAAAATGGATTAAAAATATCAAATAAAATGCTTCTTGAAGCTATTAAAGATCGACTTATTTGGTCAACCGCAAGTGATAAGTATGATATTGTCAAAGATTTTTTAATGCCACTATCAGATTATATTGATGATGATATGATAAAACAATTAATCACAGACAATTCAAATAATGCTAATCTCTTAATGAAAATCATGAAAAATCTTCCACATTATTATCCATATATTAAACAATTATATGGAAGTTCTCCAGATTCTTTTAATTATTACTTTGGTGAGTTTTTAAAAAAACATACTCATCTAGAAGCAGCAGATAAATATAACTTATAAATATAAATATATACCAGAAAATAAGATAAATAAAATGGAATATTTAGATGAAGAATATCTTAAATTATTCAAACAAATCAAGAATGAAAATCAAACAATAGTTGAAACCAAAGATTACTCATTTGATCAACTAAGAGGTAATGTTAATCAGATTAATTATCAGATGATTACCGAAACACCTAATTATGCTAACTATGATAATTTTAGAAATCAAAATATAAATGAAGTTAGAAGACAAAATTATTCACAAGATTTTAATCTGAATGAATTCAATATTGAAACTAGAATTAATGGTGAAAATATTAATGAGGTTCGTAGACAAGAGAAAGAAGATAGATTAAATGAGGTAATGAAAAAACTTCGTGAAGATAGATTGAATGAGATTAAACAGACAGAAGAAAGACAATCATTAAATGAAGTTATTAATTTCAAAGATGCAAATGTTGTAACATTAGATATGTTTGAAAAAGCTAGATTTAATTCAATGATGAATGTATATAAAACAATAAAATGAGATGAAACATATTAATTCAATCAATGAATGGTTTGGTAACTCTGATAAATTTGAATTTATAAAAAATATTTTAGATATTGTTGAAAAAGATAACATTGAAATTGTTTATAAACATTTAAGTTATTCGGAACATACTTCTTTTGAAGTTGTTGTTGATGGTAAAAAATATATCTTTGAACATTTTGATGGAAATTTTGATTATACTTTAAAATATGATGATAAATATCTTTCTATACCTGCTAAATATTATAGACAAATAAAGAAACTATATAATAAAAGAGAGGAAATAAAAATATCTGCACGAAAATATAATTTATAAAATGAAATATCAAAATTAAATTAAAGTAAAATGAAAAATTTAAAAATATACGAAGAATATAAACTTGATCCAGAAGGTGATATAGAACAAGAATATGTAAAAGCCATAATTTCACATTATATTGATCATATGTTAGAAGGTGGAACACTTCAAAACAGTTTTGATTTTTATTGTAAAGTAGATTTAGATGAAGATTTAAGAAGTATTGCTGTTAATGAACTTAATTGGTTTATAAATGATCTAAAAAAAGAAGCTAATCATTTGATATATACTGATAATGATTATATAAGGAATAGCGCTGAAAAATATAATCTATGATGTTTAAAGATTTCTATATAGGAAGAAAAGGTTTATATCACAATAAAAATGTGACAATAATATCAACTAATTATGATGTTCTTGAATATCAAGATTTTGGTTTCAATTTTGATAATTTTGAGATAACACTTTATTTTGAAGATGGATCAAAAAAAATTGAAAAATTAAAAGGAAATCTTATTAAAAAGAGTTTAAAATTATACGAAAATAAAAATTGACCATATTTTAATAATATATAAAAAAAATCAAATTAAAATAATTATATATATATAAAAATAATAGCAAATTATGATTAAAAATTTTTCACAATTTAATGAAAGTTTAAATGAAAAATTATCTGGTTTACAAAAAGAATATAGAGAGTTTTTTAGATTTATGCTTGATTGTTATGAAGTTAAGTCTCCAGCTAAACTTTCAGAAGAAAAGAAGAAGGAATTTTTTGACAATATAAATAAATATTGGATCAGAGGTAAAGGTCCAACAAAAGACCTTGATAAGATTAAAGAAGATATTTGTAGTGTTGAAAAAAAATAATTTTGAAAATTAATATATAACATATAAAAAATAATTTTTATAAAAATGAAAGAAACTAAATTAAATAACCTTTTGAGTATGGAAGAGTATTCAGAGAAGGATGTATTCAAGAAGTCTAAAGCTACTAAAAGAACAGATGTAGCAAAAGATGTTCTTATGGAATCAGAAGTTACTGGTAAAGATGTTAATACCGAAAAAATGAAAGATAAAGAAGTTGTTGTATCAAAAGAATTAAACAACTTATTTAGTATTGATGATTTTTCAAAAGAAATGACGGCTGAACCTAAAAAGTCTAAAAAAACTGAAGTTGCAAAAGATATTTTAGAGAAAAAAGAAGAATGCTGTGATGAAGATGAAAAAGAAGAAGAAGAAGAAAAACCTAAAGGTTTAACTGCTGCACAGAAGAAATTACCAGAAGCTTTACAAAAAGCTATTCTAAAGAGACAAAAAAAGTAATAACTAAATGGTAGGTGACTTACTACAAGGTGGAATTGTATTTTACTCAGGTGATACACTTGTTCTTATCGCTGCATTAAAAGATATTGAGATACCTCTTTATTGGGATAATTTTAAGAATGCTGTTAGTGGAACTTCAACTAGTCTTGGATCAGGCTCAACTAATACAGATATTATCATTAGTGTTTGTACTGGTAATACAATGATAGCTGCAAGTGCATGTACTAATTATTCATATGGTGCTTATAGTGATTGGTTTTTACCATCAAAAGATGAATTGAATGAGATGTATTTGCAAAAAGATGTAGTTGGTGAATTTGATGAATATACCAATTACTGGAGTTCTTCACAAAATACACCCGAAACTGCTTGGTTGCAATTTTTCTTAAATGGCACACAAAGCGCATCTGGTGGAAAGGACCAGCTATATAAAGTCAGACCTATAAGAATAATGACTTAAAAAATAAGATTAATAAATATAATGAATCTTAAAAAACCCAAAATACTTAAATTATAAAGAAAGCCCTAAATGGGCTTTTTTTATTTTAAAGTATTTTATAAAAAAATAATTATTAACTATGATCCGTAACAAAGCAATTGAAGATGTAATTTCGAGAAAACCTGTTTTTACTGATATATCATCAAATATATCTGAATATTATGGTATATTCACTTTTAATTTAGAAACTATGAAAAAATACTTAACATCAGAATCCTATAAGAATGTTGAAAATTCTATTAATTCATGGGGACATATTGATAAAAAAACTGCTAATGAAGTAGCTGCCGCAATGAAAACATGGACAACTAATTTAGGCGCAACACATTATACACATTGGTTTCATCCTTTAAATAATGTTAAGCCTTACTTAGAAGAAATTAGATATCATATAGATAAATTAGAGTTAATTGTTGACGATGAACTTTGGCCTTTACCTAAATATAGAGAATTACTTTTTGTGAGATAGAAAAAAAGCCTCGTTTGAGGCTTTTTTTATTTTAAATGTATTCTGGTTCGACCATCATTCCAATAATTTATATTACCATAATAAACTAATATTTCCTCATCTTTTTCAATTCTTTTATTTGATTTAAAAACAAAAATTTCATTTTGGTCATCTGTATACCAAAAAGCATTAGGCATTTCTGAGTGATTATAATAACAAGCAAATCCCATAGGTAAAACTTGATATTTCCAGTCAGCAGTTGGAAAATTAAATCTATAATCTATAAAAAGAGGACTTAAATCACCTTTATTTATAGGTAAAATTAGAAAAGGTACTTCTTCTAATATTTCATTTTCAAAAATTACATCCTTAGCAAAAACACCCCAACCATGAATAGTTGATTTTCGTAATTGTATTTTGGAATTAAAAAAGAGACTATCTTTCATTTTTGATAAATCCATTTTTCACCATCATAAATAAATGTAGCAATTTGTCCTGTCTGAATTGTTAAAGAATTTGGTAAATCAGTATTATAATTTTGTATCATCATGCTCCAAGTTGAACCACACTTTATAGCAAGTGATGTGTCTTTCCTATTAGATAAAAAATTATTATTTTTACTTGGTATCGGAAGAATTAAATTATGATAATTTATACCATCATAGGTGCTGAATTCTTTAACATAATCTTCTATTAAATAAGAATCATCTAACGAGATTTTTTGTTCATTATTATCTCTTATATCTGCAATTAATGTTTCTCTAGTTTCTAACCATTCTTTCTCCACTTCCATCCATTTATTATGAGGACAAGAGCCACCGGGATCTCTATATGTTGCAGAAGTAAACATTTTTGATCTTAATGCACAGCCACAAACTTTACATCTTGTAAGATATTCAACTATTTGTGGATCTGGATTAGGAAGCTGAATTACATCTTTAAATTCACAAGAATCACATATAACTATTCTTTTAGATGCAATATCAAAATTGGTCTCATCAGGATTGTAAACTATTTTCCAGGATTTGAAAAGTTCTTCTACACTATTCATATTTTTTTATTATTTTTTATTCTATATATTGTCTTTTTGTGAGTCAAAAATTATATTAGAATAAAAAAAGACCCTTTCGGGTCTTTTTTTATTCCCAAAACATTATGTTATTGTAACACAATCTTTTTAACACTCATTTCTGAACCATCATTTATTTTTAAATAATAAATACCTTTTGAAAAACTTGTAATATTAATTTGCTCATCATGATTTTGAATATTTTTTAATTCGTTATAATATACAACTTGTCCAGATGCATTAATCATCTGAATTTTCATATCAGTACTCTTATTATTTATAAAACTAATAGTAAATTTATCATCAACCGGATTAGGATAAACATTAATTCTATTTTCTAATGTATAATCATTGACACCAGTACCATAATTAACAATTACAAAATATTCAACAAATGAACAATTTTCTGCCCAAACAGTATAAACAACAGGTGTAATAAAATCATTAACAGTAACTCCATTAACCTGAGTAATATTATTATGCGTCAACACTGAACCATCACTAGTAACAAAACTAGCTACTAAATTAGTTTTCTCTATTCTCGTAGGAATTAACAATTCAATAGTCTTACTAGTTTCATTAATGGTTCCAATTATATCAGTGCGTAGTTCTCTGTTATTATCAGAATCAAACCAATAATTAAGTAATTTTTTTTCACTATTTTCTGGTCGAACCACTGCAGTAACTGTATAAGTTTTAGAAACACCAGATTCTGATGTAATGATAATATTAATTGGATTAGTCAAATCAATAACACCAGATGTTCTTGAAGAAGTAGCGCCATCACTAATAACAAAAGAAGAAAATAAAGTTGATAAATTAGTACCATATTTAACAGAAACTGTAATATTATTATCAGTGTAAACACCTGGTACAATATATCTAACACCAAAACAATCAGTTAAAGTCAATTTAAAGTCAATTAAATCGTTACCAGTCTTGGCAGGTATTTTAGAAACTATAACCTCATATCTTTCTTGAGTTCCATCTTCAGCAGTAACAACATATGTTAAAGCATTAGAATAATTATTAATATTAAAATCACTTATTTGTGGCGTAAAAGTACCATTACTTTCAGCAATAGATACACAAGAATAAATACTACTAGTAAAATATGCTCTTAATTGATAAAGATTAGTATTATAAGGAACAATTACATTAATTCTTTTAAGATTCTGATCAATTGAGCCAGAATAAATTGAATCAGGCCATGAAAAACCCCATCCAGTATTTGTAGCCTTATTAAATCCAAAAGTTAAAATTTGTTTAGTATTACTAGGTACTCCAGCATTAATAATAACAGAATATGTCTTAGTTGTAATACCATCTTCAGCAGTAATTACAATTGTATTATTGCTAGAATTAAGAACCGTACCAATAGGATCAGAAGTACGAGCCAATAACGAAAAAGTCTCACCATGAATAGTTAAACTGTTAACACCATAAGGAACATTAAATGTAATAGTATTAGTTCCAATTACACCTAAAACATTACCAGTATAATTCACACCACATAAATTAACTTTAGAATAATTTGCATCAATTGAAATTAAATCGCAACCAGTTTTAACAATATCTTTAGTAACAGTTAATGTAAAATCTGACACTTCACTTTTTAATTCAGCTTGAACCCAAAAATGTAAAACTGTCACGTCACCAGTCAAAGGAAATGATGTACCCGAGCAAATTTCATTGGTTAATGTAGATTCACTAAACATATGTGCATATGGTGAAATTGCCCAAACAGGAGCAATAATTGTTGCAGAATATGGAACTACAGCCGTAATATTTTGTGTATTATAATTTACAACAGCTGGTGTTACAGCATTAGGAACAATAAATGATAATAAATTATCCTGAATACTAGCAGGTCCCACAATTGGGAGAACAGAATAATTGTGCGCTACACCAGATTGTGAAGTAACAACAAAAATCTTTGCTTCTGGAATACCATTATTATCAATATCAAAATCTTGAGCGGTAAAAGAGGTAAAATTACAAGTCGCATAAGGACTAATTGTAAAACGAACCGTAAGATCATCTAACCTAGCACCAAACGGAACAGGAAAAGTTATATTATCACCAGAAATAGTACCAGGTTCTGTTTGTAAAAACGTACCATTAGGTTCACATGGACCTGTCCAATTTTTAGCCCAAGCACCACTAAAAGTCAATATACTATTTTCTGTTGATGGAGGTCTAGTAGATATTGTTACTACATAATTTTCATATGATAGATTTTCAGCTTGAACAGTCAAAGTTACTGGTTGAGTATAATTCCAACTCGTAATATTTGATACTGCTAATATACCTAATGTTGGATTAGCACCAAAAAATACCTTAGAAAATTCACTAGAAGTAAAAGTTGCCTTTAATGCAGTAACATTAGTAGCATAAGGTACTGTAATAGCTACTGTACGATTTGCTTGATTAATAACTCCTGATATATCAGTTTGTAATTCAGAATTAAATGTTGTTTCAAATCCAAATGTCAACAACATTTTTGCAGAGCTTAAGTTTTGAGCCGATCCCCAAGAAAAGCTTAGAGCCAACATAATGGCTAGTAAACTAAAAAATTTTCGTAAATGTTTAATCATAATTAAAATTGTTTTTTTTTGTTAATATTAAAAAATCTATTATTGTATTCGCATAATAGATTTCAATCTTATATAAATAAATTTATAAGAAGTTTAAAAAAAGTGAATTTGTGCATTCAGAGAGATTCGAACTCTCATCTATATCATTCGCAATGATATCCTCTATCCAATTAAGTTATGAATGCGTTATTTCAAGCTACAGATATATTTTGTGCACCCAGCAAGATTCGAACTCGCACACGATGGGTCGAAACCACCGATCCTTCCATTTAAATGATGAGTGCATTTTTTTAGACAGAGCCAAATATGGAAGCATCAACTTTTCTTAACTTATCTCTCCTTAAAATTATATTCTTATATTTTTTAATATCCTTATTACCTTCATCTAAACACTGTTCCAATAAATCATTAGTTTCATTCATCACAATTTTTTTTGTCCAATTTGAGCTATTATCACCATAATGATTAGTATCAAATCCAATCATCCAATAACCATCAAAATTTTTATAATTTTCTAATGTTATATCACCATCAAACTCTCTATCACCTATCCATTCTAGAAAATATTCAGCTTCAAATTTTTGTGCAAAAGTCAATCCACCATGTATTCTTACATCATTTATATTATCATAATCTTTTCCATAAAAAGGATGATTTGGAGGTAATAAAACATAACCAGTACCCCAACCGTAATCAAAACCAATATCAAACATACTAAGTTTTGACTTGCTTAAAATATTCTCAATTATTAATGTGTATATTCCATATTTCATAATACAAAGATAATAAAAAAAATTAATATTGGTGAATTTTTTTATGTAACGCACAATTTGTTAAAAAAATTGTTAAAAATGCGTGAGTGGAGGGTCACGATCCCCCAACCTTTTGATTAACAGTCAAATGCTCTAACCAATTGAGCTACACTCACTTATGTAAAATTTGTAGTGTCGATGGGACTCGAACCCATATTTGCAACATACCAAATTACAGTTCTCGAAAGTATCAGTTTCGGCTGGTACGACACCATATTGTACTGGAGGTTGGATTCGAACCAACGTTTTCAACTTCCCACTACGTGTATAGAAGGTATAAGCTTCCAACGGTACCCCAGCATAATTTTGTGGGTATGACAGAACTTGAATCTGTGACCTTTTGATTATCAGTCAAATGCTCTAACCAACTGAGCTACACACCCATATAGATTAAATGTGAAAGATTCGAACTTATCACCACCTCGTACCTGCCGAGATATTACGGATTGATTACCGTAAGTACTAACCACTTATACGAACATTTAATCTTGTACCGTGAGTGGGAGTCGAACCCACGATGTCCTTACGGACGGAGGCTTATGAGGCCCCTGCGATAGCCACTCCGCTCACCACGGTATTTGAGACGCTGATCGGACTCGAACCGACATACCCTTTCGGGATTGACAGTTTTGCAGACTGCTAGCTAAACCATTCACCCACAGCGTCATATAAAAAAATTTGTGGGAATAGATGGACTCGAACCACCGAACTCATACGAGAGCTGATTTACAGTCAGCCGCAATTGCCACTATGCGATATTCCCGTGGTATAAAGGTATCAGTAGCTTTCCTTTATCTTTCACTTTTTATCACCATTGCTACTATGTTGTGATAAACTCAGAGCACCCCTGAACGGTTACAATCCGTTTATTTTACTAAAGTGACAGTCTAGTTCTCCATCAAGGAGCCTACAAGGGTAATTTTGTGCCACCGGAAGTATTCGAAACTTCGAGCTGGGGTTTTACAGACCCGTCTTCTCCCTGGATCGTTGGCATTTGCGGGGTTGACGGAACTCGAATCCGCGACCACTTGAGTGACAGTCAAGTATTCTAACCATCTGAACTACAACCCCTTAAAAACCAAATTCATTATAAATTCTAAGCCAATTTTTAATTGAATTACCAGTTACTCCATATTTTCTACCAGTTCCTTCTAAACCTAAAAGGTTTATTTCTTCAACTAATTTTTCATAAGGTGGTCTTTCAACTTTTCTTTGATTTATATATGATTTTATTTCTTCTTTTGTAAATCCTTTATCATTTCTCTCTTTTTTAATATATTTTTTTGTTTCATATACAATTCCAACTTTTATTTTTTCAACTTTATCGTTATTAGTAAGTTTAAATTTTAATATCTCAATTACATTTTCAATGTTATTTTTTACTTCATTTTCTGATACTCTAATCAATAGCATCTCATTGTAATCTCACACCTCCTGTACTCCCAGCGGATCCTGAGACCGCATCTTATCCTTGAAGGGGATATATCCTGCCTTTAGAAGATGGGAGCATGTTAAGGAAAACAGAATACATTTTTTATTTGAATAAACGGTTCAATTTTTTTAGAATTGCTGTACGTATTCTTTATTTCCTTAATATTTTTCAAAAATTCACCAATATGTCAAAGAACCCTCACTTTATCAACTTCACTAAAAACAAAAAACCCAGTCTTTTTTTGGACTGGGTTTTTATAATTTTTTTATAATTAGATTATGATACTTCCAGTCCATATAGAGCATAATCCTCACATTCATTAATATTATTAATGTTGCGATAATCACATATGTTCATTCGGTTTTTCATAACTCTTTTCTTTCTATTAATTTGTTTTATTTCTTACTTTATTTTTACTTCTCTTATAGAATACAAATATACAAAAGTTTTTTTAATTTACAAATATATATTAAATATTTTTTTCGTTTTTTTCTACTTTTTTTTATTTAGTTGATATTTAGATAATTTTATTATTCTTATAAATTTTTTATTGACTTGGTTTTTAGGTACTGTGTATAAAAATATAATTCTTTGTAACCATTTTATGTTTCTAAGAGTAATCAGATTATCTAATTTAATGAATAAGTGATATTTTCTGATTTGTTTTTTAGTAAATTTTTTTCTTTGTGTATAAAATTCACTAAATATTCTTTTATGAAAATAGTTAAAGTGTATTTTTTTCCACCACCAAGTTCCTCTATAAGTAATTAAAATTTTAAAAATATTCTCCTTTCTTATTTAGTTGCGAATGGTTGGATTCGAACCAACGACCTCGAGCTTATGAAACTCGCTAGCTGACCACTGCTACACACCGCAATATTCTTTTATTTTGTTGCGGGAGAAGGACTTGAACCTCCGACCTTCAGGTTATGGGCCTGACGAGCTACCAACTGCTCTATCCCGCGATATATTTTTATGTCAAATGTCCAACTGAACCAAATGAATCACCAGCTTTTTTCTTAGCAACTATCATCAAAACAAATAATGCTATTATAATACCTATTACTATCATTTTTATACTTTTTTCAAATTTGTTATAAAATCTTCTGTAGATATTTTATAATCTGAATAATCACAAATTACCTGATAATTAATATTTACAAATTCTTTTATCTTTTCTAGTACTTCTGTTGTTATTAATTTATTGTTAACCTCTCCAATTATTTCAAATTTCGGTATAGTAAGAACAAAACTATCAGATGGATCGAATGAATTTTTAACATTACAAACTTTAATTCTTCTCCAATGTTTACCAGGATTAGGTCCTATCCATAAAACAACATCTTTTATACCAGTTGTTTTAGAAGAAACGTTAGACATTTCTAATAGTTCTTGTTCCTGATATTCTTTATATTCTAATATTTTTTTCATTTTTTTTTCTCTTCTTTTTCCAGTTTCTTTTTTATTTTTTCCATTAGTTCTTCAACTTTTGTATTCATACCTTTTTCAGTTTTTGGAACATCTTTATCGTCTATGTTCAACTGGTCTGCTAATTTAATAAATTTTTCTGTTAACTCGGACTTTTTTTTAAGTTCTTCGTAATTTTTTTGTATTTTTTCAGCCATAAAAAAACCCAGTCATTTTTTGTGGCTGGGTATATATTGAAGGCTTTCGCCTAGAGTTTTATCCAGCCAATTGAGAGGTATCATTAATCATCTCATAACACATCTCTATATATAAATTACGATACATCTTCTTTCTTTCTTGTTTTATTTTTTAATATTAGTAACTCTTTTTAGTAAGGTTTAATTTTTGTTATATATTTCTTTAAAAATGTCGTTTTTTCTATTTTTATATCTTCTTTTACAAAGATAGGATATTATTTTAATACTACAAAATATTATTCATTTTTTAATTGTTCTAAAAACTTATATGCTTTCTTATGATAATCTCTATCTTTATAATTGCTTGTCATTAGGTATGTGATATAGCAGAAATATAATAATTTACTAATTATTAAGTCTTTATTTACCTGTCCACCAACAAATCTATATTCAACATAGTTTTTTGTCTTAAGATAGCCGATATTAAAACCAAAATGTTTAACACCTATTTTATTAATATAATCAACTAAGAAATTATTAAAAAAGGTTTCTACTTCCCGTAGGTTATGAAGGTCTAGAGAATCAAATTTTGCTTTTTGTTTAGCAGGTAAAAATAATAAAGATCTTTTAACTGATGTACAGAATTTACTATTTAATCTTTCAATCATATCTCTAAACACAAAAGGTATATCATCAAAATCATAGTCATCTAATATAACTAAACCTTTGAGAGCATTAAAATCCTCATATTTCTTTCCTTTAATTCCAATGTTTATATGTAATCCTGTGGTTTGAGTAAATTTCCAATAGTTTTGTTTATCAAAATCATTAAAGAAATCTTCTAAAAGTTTTAAAGTTGTATCTAATCCTAGCAGATAAGTTTTTGGCTTGAATTCTATACCTCTTTCTAGTGTTGCATCTAATACAAATTCTAGATCGTTGCTATATTTTGCGTAAAAATTGGGTAGATACCTTTCGACATTTTCTTCGAGATACTCTCTATTTTCTCTTAATAATAGCGTTTTTATGGCTTTTTCCATACCTATTATTATATTTTTCTCAATTTCTGTAGAATATAATTGTGGATCCAGAAGCTTATTAATTTTGCTTTCTAATTTTTTAGTGCTAAGTTCTTGATATAGATAAGACTCTATAGTATCTACTATATTGTTAATAAAAGGTTTATTTTTCTTGACTTCTGATTGGTTGAGATCAATATTATATACTGTTAATTCTTTGAGACATATTTCTCTGAATTCATCAACATCATCATAGTCAAAATTATCGTAGGTTATATCGTGATGTTCTAAGTCGTTGGTTTCCAATTCAAATTCAATAGCAATAGTAAAATCCTTAGCTATTTCTTCTGATTTAATTCGCTGAATGTCTTTGATATTAAATTCGTAGAATTTTTCTATTTTCATAAATAGAATTTATTTTTTAATTTTGCTTTTAAGTTTATCTATTAATTCGTTAGCTTTATTTATTCCTAGTTTTGCCTTCATAGAGTGGTATAAATTATAAAACTTTTCAGCAAATTCATCTTCGACTTCCATATTCATTGGTGCATCTTCTGAATCTCCAAATAAGCTATCTGCTAAATTATATTCTTCAAATGTTTTAACTTTTTTCATAATAGAATTTTTTCTACTATATATAAAAAATAAAAAGGATAATTTCTTATCCTTTTACTTAAATTACTACAGGTATTTATTTCCACTATGGTAGCCCGAACCTTATCTTTTTTGGATTAAGTGACACTTATGCCTTGTGATCTTTTTAGTCCTGCACCGACAGTTTCTATTTTTCAATGGAACAGATTTCCACTTCGGTTAGTAATTTGTTTAGCAAAAATATTAATAACTAAATTATTAGATTTCTTACTACTTGGAATTAAAGAATTTAATTGGATTTGGTTATTATCATATTCATAAGTAGCACTCACATTATTAAAATAGAGTTTACCTTGTTCAAAAATTCTTTCATTATCAGTCATAGAGAGAAAATCTAATTTTTGAAGTGTATCATTCATTTTATCATAAAAGAACCACTGATATAATTTTGATTTATCAGTTTCTTTTGAATAATGATATTTTATTTCAAATAGTGTGTATAATTCGTTATCAAAGATATATTTAATAGTATTTTCCATTTTTTAATGTTTACTAATTCTAACATGTTTAAGTTTACGGAAAAGATCACCATGTTCAAGTGAGGATTCATATTCGCCATCATTATCAGAATACTCAAAAATATAAAGTGCAAAATCTGGTAGTTCACCATTTATTCTCTTAAGTTTATTTTTTCTAATGTTAAGAATATCATTAAGTTTTTTATTGCCATATTTTATACAAGCTTTACGATATTCTTCCCATCTTTTTTGTCTATCATTTATATATTCAAAATCATCGTAATCTGGTGCGTCATAATCATCCGCTATACCGCTACTAAGTTCTTTAGAAGCTTTTTCAAAATCATTTTTAGTTTGATTACAAATATCATTCCACACTGTAGTTGCAACATTATTTATGCTCCAACTATTATCATCAAAATGAGGACTATTATAAACTCTTTGTTTTTTATCAAAAAGCATATCTCTAACATCTTCCATAGATTTAGGTTCTCTCGGAAAGATTACAATAAAGCTACTTGAGCTACTATTACTTACAAATCCATTTCTTATTTTCAT